CTGTAGTAAAACGCGGCTTTGCGCGCGGTTCCGGCGTATCCCAGTGCTGTATACACCGTGCCGCGCGGAGTAACCCGCTCTTCGGTGTAACAAACGCCCAAGGCGTGCTCAATCTTGCGTGCATCCTTCGGAATCCAGCGCAAAGCTACGCGACGATCCGACAAACTCTGTTTCTCTGATATTGCTTTCATGTGTTTGTGCCTCCTAAAGCACGTTGAGAGGGTAAATCTCTCATCAGGCACTCTCCGAAGTGCCTAAGCGAGACTCACAGGGGTTTGCCTGTTACGCAATCACAGGATTCGCCTACCCATGAGGCGCAATCGCTTGCGTGCGGCATGGTTCGTTCTACCGCGTCCATAATCATCTTCAGGCCCTTGTTGGACATCCGATTGCCGATGGCTTCGATACCGGCCTCATGCCCGCAATCGCAGGCATATTCGGCAGAGAGCGCGTGCGAGCACGTATCATGGTGACCCTTGGACACGCACACGCGAAGCGCGGCTAACAGTGCTTCGCGATCATCAAACACGCGATCATAGATTTCCTTCGAGTAGGCGAGCTCCTCTTGCGCCTGCTTCAAGTGAATCCGTGCGGTATCGTAGGCGACACTGACTAGGGCTTTGCCGTGGCACTCTTGGCAGGTATGATCGCCTGCTTGCCCGTCTTTACAGCAGGGACACGCTGCAAGGCGCATGATGCGGTCATTTTCATCTAGCAGGTCCAAGTACCACTGAGCCAGTTCCGCCTTCGTCTTGCGCTCCAGATAGGCCCTAGTGATGCGCGTGGTAACGGTTGTGATGCTCATTTGGTCTCCAGTGTCGGTATTGCCGCGTCGATATCGTCTAGCCTTTGGCGAACAGCCCAATCCGGGATCTGGACGGCGGCGAAACTGTTCACCACATAGCCGCGTTCGTCTTTAACTGGAACGTGAACGGTGAAATGTTCCCAATAGTGCCGCAAGAAAGCAGCATCGGAGCGCAATGTCTCAGCCATGATGAGCATTACTTGCAGGCGCGAACTGGCTTGCGCCTTGTAGCGGTCACGCATGGCCATTTCCTCGGTCAGTCGCGTTTCCAGCTCCGAAACACGCGCCGTGAGTCGATTCCACTCTTCCTCAGCGCCAATGGTGTCGGCCTGCTGCTGCTCCCACAAGTCGCGATCTTCGATGCTCATAGCGGAAGTACCCACACTGCATACTGCTTTCTGCCGGGTCCGTCGAAGGATAGATGCATGCGAACATCGGCGTAATTGCCTGTTCCGCCCAAGGCGCGTAGTTTCGCTTCGTCGCGCTGGATCTTGCGGGCCTTGAGCATAGCTTGGTCATAACGGAGACCATCAAACAGTTTGAACCAATCAGACATTGCAGGTCTCCAGTCTGCACGGAGTGCCGTTTAGAGTTAACGCACGCACAAACTGTTCCGCATGGTACAGCGTGTAGTAAGTGCGAACGGATGAGCCAAAGTAGACGCGGTATTTCATACGAATGCCAATCCATTCCATTTCCGGCCATCCGGCAGACCGACGCGCAAGCACTCAGAACAGTGCGACGAATCGCGCGTCTGGTGAACGCAGGCCCATTCTCCGCTTAGTAGCTTGGTTAGATCGGCAGTAATGCGCTTGATATCCCACTGTGAAGGCGGAATGCTGAAACTCAGCTTATTCGCCCACGGACCATCGGCGTCGATCCAAAACTCAACATTGCCGATGCGACTAGCATTCTCTCCAGCATCGGACGATGGAGTCACAGGCACAAACTGGCGAATCCATTCTTCGAATACGTCAGAGGCGACGTGCAAATGCTCGCTGTTGATCGTGAGACTCATGGTTAGCTCCTAACCGGCCACAATGCGCCATTGCTCAGTTCTTTGTAATCGACGTTGAGCACGTAGTTACGCCGAATCGAACCAAGCGCCACTTTCGCGCGTTCACGTTCAATTGCGTGTTCTTCGTCAGTGCGCGGGACACTAGGCGAACTGGCTTCGTTGTACGTGTTAATCAGTGCGACTAGATTGTCGCGACGTTCCAGATACGCTCTTGCGGCATCGGAGTAGCCTTGGCGATACTCCATCGCGTAAACAGGAATATCGGGAGGCGACATGGGCTGATTAGTCTCAGCATCGCGGAATCCATCACGGTAAAACGTGCTACTTGTCATGTTTTGATCGCTCCTATACGATCCAGACCCCGTTAGGGGTTTCGCCTGAGTCTCACAGGCTCGTCAGTGGATTTACCAGACGCAGCGTGGATAGGTGGACTCCATCGAATCGGCGTATTCTTGGGATTCTTGCTCTGAAGCACGCTCGGCCAAATCCAGCAGATTCGGCGTAAAGCGAAATTGAGCGATAGACGGAATGGATTCCATCATCGACCAGAAACGCATCGATGCGGAATAAGATGCCAAGGGATGCCAGCAGTCGTTCTCGCGAGTCGCGTCGGTATATTCGACTGTGACGCGATCAAAGCCAGTGACGCGCACAATCACGCGCACAGGAACACCGTTAACCGTCCCATGTCCCAAAACGCGACGCCAGCGATTATCGCCATTAGCAATTACTTCCCTAACTGAGCATGTGCAGGGATTCATGTATCAGCCGCTCCTATTCGGCATCTAATCTACTCTTGTATGATAATACTTGATCTACCAGGATGCAATAGCTATTTTCACCTTCGAGCGATCTTTTTGCTCAACCGGCCAGTTTTCGCTAAGTCGCTGATTCGCATTTACGAAACTTATGCAACGCTGTTCTATCATAAGGCGTGCGTCATCCTACCGACTGGTATTGCAATGCCTGTAAACGCTGGTGTTCCGCAGCCAAGTATCAATGCGCCAAATGTAAAGCTCTAAGGCCCCGTTCTCCGATGACCTGGTCGAGACTCCAGGAGCGTATTGCGGAACAACGGATCGCCAGGCAGCTGCGTAAACACGGCCTGTAACGCATTGTTACGCCACGAGCGCAATTGTTCCATTGACCGGCGCAATCGAGCTACGCAAGCTCGCACAAGCTGTGTATCGCCTAGTCCAAACGCACATCATCGAAGTGCTTCTGAGTGGATATGATAATACCACTTATCGTTAAAACTCACGCATAACCCATTGTGCCCTCATTGTTTAGGGGGTACCGGGGGTACGCCGTAGGAGCGCGCCAGTTGTGCTCAGCTTTATAAAAAATTGGCAGCGCTTTTAGTTAAAACGTGTGATAGGATGCAGTGATTATGTATATTCACTTCCCGAGGCGGAGATTCCGTGGAGGTAAGGATGCTCCTATTTGGCTGGTGGTATTACTGCTTGGGGTATTCGCAGTGTTGGTTTGGGTTACGCGATAGCGTTCGGTTTTGCTGGACTACGGGACGATCCGCAAGCCATTCTTTTCTTTTTTATTTGGAGTGGGCCTGTGTGGCCCTACTGTGGGGCCAAAAGTGCCATCCTGTAGGGCCTGTATGGCCTCACCAGATTTTGGTAAATGCCAAAGTGGTTTGATTACACGAGGATGGCGGGATGACCCTGTGACACGAATCAATCCGAGATTTTTGAGCACATTGATGCCACGGTTGACGCTTCTGCGCGGAACCGCAATCAATTCAACAATTTGGCTGATTGCTACGGTGTCCTCGTGCTTCTGGAATCCCCATGTTAGGCGGAAGAGTGCGAGGTAGACTAATTTGGCGCAATCGGGGAGTTGCGGGAACCACGCGAAGATGTTGTTAGGTACTTGGGTGAAGTTGACTGAGGGAAGGCGGAAGCGGCGTTTCATTCTAGCCATGCTTCGGGCCTGAGATTGGTAACGCGGACTGGCTTGTTCTGCTTTCGCATGGTCTCGATCATATTGGCCGTCCCTGGAGTACCGTAGGTTAGCGCAATAAGCCCGTCTGCGTAGTTCGCCATATTCCGGTTGCGGATGGCTCCCGCCGATTTGCCTTGATCGCTCCAGCGGGCCGGGAATCGTTTTACGGGGCGTCCGTTTCGCGAAGCCCATTCCTCTCCCGCTTTGTCGAATCCGTTGGCCGTTCCGGAGACGACCGTGCTGATATCGAGGCGTGAGCACTCAACCGCTCGCTCGACTACGCGGAGCGCCCATTCATACCAAGCAATCTTGTCATCCGTGCTCAATCCGTCAGGTGGGCGCGATCCCGCAATAATAATTTTCAATTGGTCACTTAACCTTTCAGGTGAGGGGCGGACGGGTTAAGTGGATCGCCCGCCGTGCCCACGCTGTTTACTTAACCTCCGTCGAGGTACCTCAAATACTACTCCTGTAAAATTTTTATTGCAAACTTTAGTAAAATATGGTACCTTAATTCTTCCCATTTTGAGCGTCTGTAAATGCGGTAGCCCAGTCCGATCAGCAGGACAACGCAACTGTTTGGCGTGTCACGCCGCTTACATGAGGCAACATCGCCCAAAATACTCCGAGCTAGAGCCTGTAGCCAAGAAAAAGGCTCACACGAGGGCCTACGCTCACACTTACCTCTATCGCGGCCATCTCAAGCGTCAGCCCTGTGAGGATTGTGGTGCGGAGAAGGCCGAAATGCACCACGAGGACTACGATAAACCGCTACAAGTTCGATGGAAGTGCCGCACGTGCCATTTGAAGCACCACGGATGCGAAGATCACGTCGGCAAGGTACAACATTTGACTCAAGAAATGGTTTTAGTTAAACTAGCGCTCGATGGTACTACAAATGTCGGAAGAAGTGCCCCAGAGACGCAAACTCACCATTGCCGAGTTGAAGGTACGCACCTGGATACTCAAGAATCGCGGCATCATGAGCAAGTTGTCTAAGGAATTGGGTGTGTCCATCGCTTTTCTCCACAAAGTAGCCTACGGGAAAAGCGAAGCACGGTCTAAGGGCTTACGAGTTGAGCATCGCTTGCTCGCTGCCGGGTGTCCGCTAAAGCAACAAGTTCGCTAAATGCACTTCTACTTCGCCGAACAGCGACCGTGCGGTAAGAACGACGGTAGACCCATGTACTTCGAGTTCTTTCGTGTGGTTCGCTCGAATGGCGCGATTGCTTCTGAAGAAACGGTACTGGATTTTCTCGGTAATCCTCAACTAGCCAACTGCATCGCATCGTCCATGAATCGCAACCACTGGAGCATCAAATGAACCGCCGAGGATTTCTTCGTGCTCTCGGAATAGGCGCTACTGTCCTTGCTCTTGATCCTGAGAAGGCGCTGTGGACTCCGGGAAAGAAACTCATCTCGATCCCCAAGCCAGCGCCGTTGACTCAGCAGCAAGTCTACGATTTGGTAGCGCAGCGAATACTAGATGCGACGTGGAGAATGAGTGGCGACTTCTGGAAGAATGCCCTAGTAGAGGGCACGGGGTATATTCGCGCCACGCCAGACGCGCTAATCGTCGGTGGGCCTTCTGGGGATAGGCTCATGTTTGACCAGCATTTACAGTTTGTGACTTACGGAGGTTCGTCATGCCCAAATTTTTAGAGGACAAACTTAAAGCCGAGTACGGCGACAACAAGCACGCCATCTTTGGCACTCTCAACCGCATCGGGGCCATGAGGGGCAATAAGGAAACTGCGCTCGGCAAGCAGATGGAAAAGAAGCACGCCGCGAAAATGGCGAAATCCAAAAAGAAATGACTCCTTCCGAGATTAAGCTAAACGCTTGGATGGGAGAATACGGTTCGGCATTAACTCCTTCTGCTGTAGAGGCGCTGCAGGCACTCATGAAGCACGTCTACGAGGCTGGACAGAGAGATGGCGAAGGCTACGCTAGGCAGTTGGCCTACAACCACTTCTACGGGCATGAAATGGGCCGATGATGCCTCCTGAACTCTGCCCACTCTGCGGGGCGCAAAGGATCGGTATCTCAGAGGGCGTAGCCTACTACGCCTGCAAAGCACGGTACCTCATAAACAAAAAGCAATTTATCGGAGCCAACGATTGCCACTCAAATTCCGCCCGCTCGGAACACCCATCCTCCTAATCTCTGATGGACCGTCCGAGTTGTCTGGATTGGCCCGCTTCTGTCGCGATCTCGCATCGCTTATCAGCATAATGCCCGAATTTAGGTGCGGCGTCCTCGGTCGAGGCGGAGTAGCGAAACGCTCATTCCCGTGGTTCCAAGCCAACTTCCCTGAGATCCACCAATGGGGCGAAGAATACCTACCTCACGTCTGGAAAGACTTCTCTAACGGGCAAGACGGCATCATCATGAGCCTGTGGGACGCATCGAGACAACTGTACTTTGGCCGTCCCGAAACCCTGCGTCCCGATCTAGCCAAGTTCTTAGGGCCGGGAAGAAACTTCGCTAAGTGGGGATACTTTCCCATCGATTCGACTGGACCCGATGAGGTTCACTTACCCATAGAATCCGCGCAAGCCGTCATGGGTTATGATCGCGTGCTCGCAGCGTCCGAATGGGGCCGCGATGTGTTATCGGGACACCGGCAAGATGCGGATTGGATACCGCACATGATTTGGACGAAGACGTTTCGTCCAGTGGAGAATGCGCGGACGTTTCTGGGAATCGACAGCAACGCGATTGTTGTAGGCGTCAACATGGCTAATCAAGCACGTAAAGATTGGCCTGTGGCATTTGAGGCGGCGGCGATCCTGAAACGCACTTACGGGAATCGTTTGAGACTCTGGTTTCACTCCGACATGATGATTCGCCACTACAACCTCTACGCTCTCGCGCATGAGTACGGCGTGGCTGATTGCCTAGAAGTGACCCTTGAGAAAACAGACAAAGAACTGGCTCTCCGTTACTCCGCGTGTGACGTGACCATGCTCCCGAGTGCAGGGGAGGGATGGGGATTTCCGATAGCGGAATCATTGGCGTGTGGCGTGGGCTGTATCGTTACCGACTACGCAGCGGGACAAGAATTGGTGTTTGAAGAACACCGCGTTATGCCCGTGACGTACAAGATCGACACAATTCATTGCGTTCGACGTGCGGTTCTCTCAGGTTGGTCCTTTGCGCGAGCAGCGGAGGAAGAAATCGAACGGAGATTAAAAGATCCAGTGGGGCATATTCAGCGGATGGTTGAGCGCGTAGCCCACCTGGACGCTGAGAAGTTGAAATACGTTTGGATGCGTTGGCTCAGGGAGGGACTTCAATGACCGTGCTTGCGATCTGCTTTCGCGCAACACTGACGCTCGTAGTGCTCACTATAGCTCTGGAGTCCCTGTGGGCTATTAATACTCTCTTGAATACCCCTGACGATCTGGCTGTGTTCGGAGGGGTTTTATTGGCGATACTCACTGCTGCTGGGACTGGTAGCAGTTTGTATTTAATCTGGCGAACTGGAAAGGGAAAGTAACGTGAAACGGTTAAATGGCTTGGGAGTAGTATGCTTGCTTGCGTTTTCGCTCAGTGCGTGTACTCGTATTTCGCCTGGGCATGTCGGCATCGTGGTAAACGCCTCTGGCAGTAATCGGGGAGTGCAAGACTACCCCGCCGTTACGGGAAGAGTCTACTATAACCCGTTCAATACGGACGTATACGAGTGGCCTACGTACATTCAGACCGCCGTGTGGACGCACAACAAGGACGAAGGACATCCCGTCAACGAAGAGATCACTTTCACCACAAAAGATCAGATGCAGGTTGCGGCGGATATCTCGGTAGCCTACCAGTTAAAGGCGGAAAAGGTGCCGTATTTCTACGTGAAGTTCCGCACGAGCGACATGGAAAGTTTCACGCACGGGTACATGCGTAATATGGCACGGGAAAAATTTGACGAGGCTGCTGGACACTACAGCATCGAGCAGATTATGGGAGACAACGCGGCGTTCCTCAAGGAAGCCCGCGATAATCTGCAACGCGATCTAGAGCCGATAGGAGTAGAGATTTCACAGTTCGGCTTCATCGGAGCGCCGCGCCCTCCACAGCAAGTGATTGATGCGATCAATCTAAAGGTGCAGGCCACTCAGATTGCCCTCCAGAAGCAAATCGAGGTTACTCAAGCGACAGCGGATGCACAAAAGCAAGTGGCACAAGCAAAAGGCGAAGCCGAGAGCAAACTCATCGCGGCAGAGGCAGAAGCCGAGAGTAATCGCAAGATCGCAGCGTCGCTTTCCCCAACCCTTGTGCAGTGGGAGGAAGTCCGCAAGTGGGACGGCAAGGTACCAACCGTACAAAGCGGGAGCGGATCTTCATTGTTGCTGAATCTAGCGAAGTAAATGAACTCTGAGGATCAATTCGCCCAACAACTGGCTGAATCCCGCATGCTCGCGGTTGCTGAGTATATGCGGGAGTTCGGAAGGATAAACCCACCGCCGCACGTCGATTCAGTATCCGCTACATTCAGCCTTACATTTGATGACGGAACTAGCGTCAATGTCGAGGCTGAGATGGGCCGGGGGAGTAATCCCGAATCCCTTTTGAAGGCCGATGAGGTTAAGCATCCGTGGTGGAAATGGTGGAAGCGATGACCTACGAAATTGTTGTGGTACTCTGCGCTGGACCAAAGCCTGAGTTCCCCAACATCGAAGAAATCAAGCCACGGTTAACGTCCTACGACAACACCTCAAACACGTTGTCTCCGTGTCAATGCTACAAAGATGCTCTACGTGTATCCTCGGCTGATATTTTGATCTATTGCCACTCAGACGTGACGATCCACGATGCAGACTGGCTCACTCGCGTCCTCGCAGAGTTTGAGCAGCATCCCAACTGCGTAGCCGTAGGCTTAGGCGGAGCTACTTCCTTGGGGCATCCCGATCTTTACAAAAAAACTTGGATGATCCAAGGCATGGCGAGAGGGGGGTATCGCTCCAACCAAACGGACTACGCTACTCACGGAATCCGTGAAACCGGATCATGCCGCGTTGCAGTGCTCGATGCGTTCTTTATGGCTGTGAGACGTGAGTTTCTCTTGCGCGTCGGGGGCTGGCCCGTGAAGCATCTAAGTCATCACGTAATGGACCTTTGGCTTGGGTGTGAAGCAGCGCGGCACAACAAAGAGATTCGCATGGTGGGAGTTTCCGTTACTCATCATGGCGGAGGGACAAGTACCAACGAAAAGTATCGCCAAGCGAAGTGGCTTCAGGGAGGCACGCTTGAATCCGATCACATAGCGCCGCACAAGTGGCTGTTCGATGCCTATAGAGATTGCTTGCCGATACAGGTGCAACCATGAAACCAGTTCGCGTGATTCTTGACGATGCTCAATGGATGGCGATGTATTCCTCGTTCTCATCCATACCGGGAACCAATAGTAGTTTCCCGTTGCCGAACATTGCGTATTCCAGCGGCGTTGCTGGCGATGCGCCTTACGTGTTCATTCCGCTGAGTGTGTACCTGGAATCGGTTCGATGAAGTGTCTCGTGCTCGGCAATACCGGACTCGTAGGCTCCGCGCTGACCGCGCGTCTAATCGAATTGGGCCACGAAGTAACAGCGGATCGCCGGGACATCCTTGACCGTGAACACTTGGGCGATGGTGGACCATTCGAGATCGTGTTCAACTGCGCGGCGCTGGTCGGTTCAAAAGCCTGTACCAACGACCCGGAACGAGCCATCGAAGTAAACATTGAGGGCGTCTTGAACATCATTGACACGTTCCCTGACGCCTGGACGAAGATCATCCACTCATCGACTGTGGCCGTGGATCAACCAACGGTTTACGGGATCACGAAGAAGATCGCGGAGCGGTTGTTTGCAAAGGTATTCGGCTCCGTGGAATTGCGTTACGAGCACATCCAAACTCCAGAGTATTTGAACGAAGTAGTTGAGATGAACCTAAAGGCGGCTGGCCTATGCCTAAGCGAGTAACGGTGATTGTACCTTCGTATTGTCCCGACGAAACAGTAAAAGGCTACGAGGCCGAATGTTTGCGCTGCGTTGCTGAGTACACGCCTCGCGATCTCTACGATCTCGTTCTTGTAGGCGGGGGAGATTGGAGTTACCCCAAGAAAGTAAACTCCATCGCGGAACGCTGTGAAACCGAGTACATCGCGATTCTCTCAAACGACGTATTCGTTACTCCCGGATGGCTAGAGACGATGATCCGAGACTACGAGCATCTTCCCAAGTGCGGCATCTTAGCGCCAATGGAAGAATCGTTTCCGGGGATCTACACCAAAGACGATCATTGGTGGGCTTTGGTTCTCATCAAAACGAAACGCTACCGGCTGTATCCTCTAGACGAAACACTACCCTTGGTCTACCATGACCAAAACACGTCTATCGAGATGAAGCAGGCGGGCTTTGAGATTTACCGCACGGGAAACGTAGTTGTGAAACACATCGGCATGGCTACACGATCCCGAATTGGCACGGGAGACAACGCGAAAGAGCGCGAAGAAATGATCCGGCGTTGGGGCGTAGCGGAACTGAAGGATTGGGTACTCAAGTATGAAGATCGCTTGGCTGAATAGAGGGCGGCATACGCATCAGGGCGGAGACCTGATTCAGTTAGACGCAACAATGGAGGCTCTGCGTAGAAGAGGCATTGAATGCGTCGAAACCGGATGGGATGCGGAGAAAATTAGGCGCGGCAACTTCGATCTATGCCATATCATGCATAGCAATTTCGATTGGTCATGGGGCAACTACCAAGCCGTGATGTGCGCTGAAAAGCCCTACGTGCTGACTCCCATCTACTACCCTGGGTTACTCGCAGGAATCAACGAGAAGCAGTTAAAAACGATAGTTCACGGGGCGGAACTGGTGTTGCCGTTCAGTAACCGCGAAGCACAAGAACTACGCGAGGCCGTGGGCTACTTCCCCTACGAAGCAATACCCAATGGCACAGACCCAATCTTTCATTGCGATACACCAGCTAGTGAACGAGAGGGCGTGCTGTGTGTCTCTGCTCGCGGGGAAAATGACAAAAATATCCCGCTAGTCAAAGCAGCGTGCGAGAAACTCGGGATTCCGTTTACCTGCGTTACGGGAGTCCCGCATAGCGAGATGCCTGCGATCTACGCCAAGCATCGGGTATACGTGAATGCCAGTGAATCGGAGCGCATGAGCCTCACGGTGGGAGAAGCATTGTGCGCTGGATGCGTAGTAGTGGACAATCCGGGGAATCGCGGCAGTGAGTGGTACGGAGGCTATCACTGCCGAGAAGAACTGCGAAACATTGACTACTGGCTTCCCGCGCTCTACCGGAGTCATGTCAACTGGGGTCGTTTTACAGACGCCAATAAATGGGCGCGACAATTCACGTGGGACTACGTAGCGGATCGCCTCAGTGAAATTTATCGGTGGGTCTTGAAATGAGATACCTACGCAGCTTTCTATACTTAATCAGATCAATCAGAAGGGAGGTGAATCATTTAGTGTTGGACTTCAGCAAACTCAACCAGGCGGTAACGGATTTGACGGCGGCAGTAAACGCGGCAGTGCCAGTCCTTCAGGGCGGCGCGGCGGATCAGCAATCTATTGACAACGTGACCACGCAAGTAAACGTAGCAACGACGGTTCTCAACGCGGCGCTTGTACCACCGCAGCAGTAGCAGACTTGGGTGCTCTGTACGGCGAACGGAGCCCCCCTCATTCGTTGGAGGAAACCGTGGAGATTAAGGGCTATTCGTTAACTGAGCAAGACATAGAGCGGTTTTGGTCTCACGTGAACAAAACTGAATCCTGTTGGCTGTGGATGTCTAACAAGAAAACAACAAAGATAATCTATGGCCGATTTGGTGGGCTAGTTCACATGGAAAGCATCGTGCACAGATAAACACCCATCAGTTGTCTTGGATTCTTTGTAGAGGGCCGATACCGCAGGGTCTGTGGGTATTGCATAATTGCCCAAGTGGTGACAGAAAGGACTGCGTAAATCCAGAACACTTGTATCTGGGTACCGATAAGGATAACGCCAGAGACCGCGCCATTAAAGGGCAAGCAGCAAGTGGCGAGAAAAATGGCAGATATACCCATCCAGAATCAGTCCTAAAGGGCGAAAAGCATGGAATGGCCAAATTGATGCCGCAAGATGTCCTGGCAATAAGAGGCCGAAGAAAGTCTGGAGAGATACTCAGGTCAATAGCGGAAGACTACGGCATTAAAATAGCCACAGTTCACAGAATTGCGGAGGGTAGATCATGGTCCCATTTACCAATGTAGTAATGCTGGTGAGGGACCGCCCAAGGCTTACTGAGCAGGCGCTACGCACACTCTATCAACACACCGATCCACAGGCATTCCGTCTATGTCTCGTAGACGACGGGAGCAAAGCAGAAACAGGCCATCTCATCACCAGCTACGGAAGAAAGTACACCAATATCGAAATCGTTCACTTCGCTAGACCCGTAGGTATTGTGGGATTCTTGCGAAACGTGGGCATCTGGACCAGCGAACGAGTGTTTGGGCGGGGAGAGTTCCTTTACCTCAGCGACAATGATGTGTGTTTTCAGGAGCACTGGCTTGAGCGGATCACGAGATGCAAGGAAATCACAAAGGATGAGGACGGAAAAGGTCCGGCAGTGCTCGGCGGCTATCGGCACCCATTTCATCTTCCGATAAAGACTCTGCCGTCATACGATCAAAACTGGCATACCTTTGTTGAAGTCACCGACGCCGTAGCTGGTTACTCGCATTTGATGCGTTGGGCATGTTGGGATCTTCATGGGCCGTTCGATCAAACGGCCAAAGGGGTGTGCCAATCTGAGGATCACGCCTTTTGCTGCAAGGTGAAAGCGTCGGGAGGCTACGTGGGATATATTGACCCGCCCGTCATCCATAACTGCGGTATCACCAACAGCGAAGGAAAGCCAGCAATCGGAGCGGAGCATTTCCCCCGCGTTCCTGACCTTATCTACGAATGAACAATATCGCCGTAGTAGCCTGTGCCTACACCAACGATCCACAGAAGTACGGCGCTCTCACCTCGACTGCTCGCAAATTTGGCATCTTTCACTTACTGCACATCTTTGGACAGGGGCGCTTACATCCGGGAGATTCGCGAGTCTTACCAGAAGCGATAGACGTACTCAAAACCACCACGGAACGCTACGTCATCTGCACAGATTCCTACGACACAATGTTCTGTCGATGGGACGAAGCGGAAATCATCCGGCGCATTGAGGAAGCACGCGGAAATCTTATCGTCTCGTGCGAAGCGGATTGCTGGCCTCCCGGAGAATGGTGCAAGGCTTACGCCCGAGGAACACCGTGGTACGCGATCAACGGCGGTCAGTTATGCGGAGAATTGTGGGCCGTCATCGATCTATTCAAAGCAATGAACAAAATGCCCTCGATACCCAATTGTCAGGAGCGCATGCACAGGCTCTACGCGGACGGGTTTGAATTGGAACTGGATAACTTTTGCCACATCTTCCAATCTATGAGCGGAGCACCAAGCGGAGAATATGTGAAGTTTAGGGATGAGAAAGTGCGGAACACGTACACGCTAACGAATCCGATCATGCTGCATATGAATGGCAGAACTCCAGGGTTACAGGACTGGCACAAGAGGGTGATGGATGCCCCCTATTAAACTGAATTGCGCGAGCGGGCAACGTCCCTTCGGCGATGGCTGGACCAACATAGACTGTAACCCTAAGTGGAACCCCGACGTAGTGGCGGATTGTACCTCCATGCCGATGTTCGAGGACAACAGCGCGGAGATCATTGTGAGCCATCATGGTGCTGAACACCTAACGCTCGGGCAAAGTGAGGCATTCTTCCGCGAAGCGCATCGCATTCTGATGCCGGGAGGCTCACTGCTGGTATTCGTTCCCGATCTCGCGGCGTTAACCCACGCTTGGGTAGAAGGACGGATCTCAGATTACATCTTTTGCGTCAATCTCCACGGAGCTTACATGGACAATGAAGCTGATTTCCACCGCTGGAGTTTTACAAAGAAGTCCCTGACGGAGCATCTCAAGAAAGCGGCTCCGTGGCGCTTGGTGCTTCCGTTCGGTTGGCGAAGCATTCCAGGAGCGGACTTGGCGAAAGACTGGTGGGTATTGGCAATGGAGGCAATCAAGTGAGGTACTACTCAGTCTCTCCCGGAGAATGGATTCAACCAAAACGCAAGGGCTATAAAATGTGTTGCTGCGACTGCGGGTTAGTTCACATTCTGGACTTTCGGATAGTCAATCGCCGTATCCAGTTCCGTGCGTTCAGGAATGAACGCTCCACGGCTCAGGTACGCAGACACAAGAAAGAGGCGTAATGGATCGAGGCACAATCATAATTTCATCGCGCAATAACCTGCATCTGACAAAAAAAGCAGTAGCCTCTGCACTAAAGCAGGATTATCCCTGTGACGTGCTTCTCGTAGACAACGCATCCTCCGATGGAACCGTAGAGTGGGCGAACACCAAAGATATTGCGATGATCGCGTATCAACAGCAACAATCGTTGGCTCACTGCTGGAATACGGCGCTGAGATTCACGTTCGCGCACAGCGAGCACGCTATGGTCGTGAATAACGATGTCGAGCTTCGTTCAGATTCGTACCGCTTACTTCTGAAACATGGCGGCTTGTTCGTGACGTGCGTATCCGTGGACATACCTGAGCGCATGGGCGTACACGGCGATCGACGGATGGAGGAATTGCGACGGAGCGAGCGCCCGAATCCTGATTATTCGTGTTGGCTTATGAGAAAGGCGGCATGGGAGGCCGTACAATTCCGCGAAGAGTTTTATCCGTGCTGGCATGAGGACAACAGCCACCACGTTGACCTACACAGAGCGGGAATCAAAGCTGTGTGTATTGACCTGCCATTCCTCCATCACGGATCGTCCACGATCAAGCACGCCGATCCCGCTGAACGCGCAGAATTGGAACGGGGATTCTCCAGAACAAAGCAACGCTTCTTTGAGTTGTACGGCTGCTACCCAGGAACCCCAGAGTACGACGCGCTATTCCGGTAACAAATCCCTCGGACTCGTCGGAACCCGCTTCGTCTTGAGCATGTATTCGTGAATCGCTAGTTTCTGTTCGTAAGACAGATTTGCGTAGCTTGGAACACCGTATACGTCCTTGGCTGCTTTCGATAGCAGAGCATGGCCGTTTTTGCCCGCTGGAGATCCGGGTAATTCCAAGTCTTGAGCCAATGCGTGTGCTTGGCGGTTCAAATCGGTATGCAGTGCGGGGTGCTTGGCTATTCGGTCCATTTACTCAGCATGCGAGTGATGCTCTCGCCAGAAGGTTCGTGCATCTCCCTCCAGTGCTTGTGCTTGATTCCTAGTTTCTGGCCGGCTTCGTCCAGCCAGAGATTCTTTTGAGCCATCGGAGCCGCCGTGAATTGGGCCTTGGAAATCCCCTTGGCCTTCATCGTGTCGATAAAGTTCAAATCCTTGGCGTCCGCTGCCGCATCGACCATCATTCCAGGCTTGGTTCTCGCTGGACCGTTGCTCAACTTGATATCTGGCAGGCTCGAAGTGTCTACAGGACCGCTCCTGCGTGCCGCTTGAGCCGCCACAGACGATTCAGGGGGCGGCGGGGGTAGTTCGATACCCCCCGAGGCTACGGACGCGCCAGGAGCCTCAAAAACGCGCGTAATAGGGCTTTTGCCGATGTTGGTTGGCGGTCCAGGTACGTTTGTGGCTCCCGTGATGGGCGGTTCGGGGAGGGTATCCAAGCCTCGGAATGCGTTTATGCCGCCCTTTACGGCTCCGAATACCTTGGGGAGTGCACCTGTCGCAGCAACGGATGCAATAGCCTCGGGAGAATGACTACCGAACAGCAAATTGGCTCCTTCTCCAAGAGTCGCCATTGTCGGCGAAAACGGAGCGGTTTTCGCTCCCTCATATGCGCCTTTTCCGACTGCCTTCAGTGTGCTCCCCTTGGGCAGAACAGCACCAGCTTTCGGTAAATCGGGCAGGAACGCTGGCAGAACGGACTCGACCAAATGAGCCGCGCCTTGGCCGTACTGACCGCTGCCCAATTCTTCCCCCGCTTGGGCCATTTGCTCACCCTGAGGAAAGGGCAAGGTCATGGCATAGCCAGAAGCGCCTACTGGGTCACCTGATTTAAGTTCCTGGACCGCTTTCCCGCCACGCTCATAAGCCGATTTCGCAAATCCTGCCAGTTGTTGTGCCGCTGCATAGGGAGGAAAGATCACGTTCATCGGATCTGGTTTTACGGCTTGCCATAGATCTGGGAGTAGCGTACCAAAAAATCCTTGATCCTCAGGTCCGTTTTCCCCCGTTGGCTGAGGGTTCATCCTAGAAGCCGCTTGGTAGAGTACGGTTCCTTGTTCCTTGGCGGGGAGTGCGGCGAAACGCGGATCAACTGACCGCATTACCTTCAGGCGTTCACCTAACGGCAATGCGTGGAAATTTGGATCTACGAGAATCTGTTGAGGGTCAGCGGGCATTGACTCCTCTCAGGTATTCATCGGCTGTTCTGGGTGCAACGGTAGCACCAGCGGGAGGAGCGGGTAAGTTCCCGATAACCCCGCTCTTTTTCTCGTTCGCCAAGATAGACTGACGCCCCTCTACGAGTCGCGTTTCCATTTCCCCCAAGAGGTTCAGGATTTGGCTTCGGTCACTAAAGTTCAATCCTACTCGTGGAGTATGTTCTAAGGCGCGGTTCAGAATTGCCTCGGCCCGTGATCCGGTTCCCTTGAGTGCTTGAGCGGCACTTCGGAGATCCGCGAAACTCAAGCCAGAGATAATGTCATCGTTCGGCGTGCCTTGGTGGAGGTACGTGTACCGTACGTAGTCTTTCGCAAGTTCGCCTTTGTCCAGATTCGGACGGGATTTAATCATGTCCCTGACCCGACGCACTTCCTGCAAGATCGGATCAATGGCGGCGAGATCCTTCTGAGCCGAAGCGGAATAGGTAGTCGGGATCGGCAATCCATTCTTCTGAGCGTAGTCGCGAGCGGCCTGCTGTTGTTTCTCGTTGAGTGAAGCGTCTCCGGCCATCCACGCCTTGTAGTTATTCGCGATGCTCTGATCGCCTCCCGTAGACTTGACTGTACCGCTGGATGTGATGTTGACAGGCGGAGGAGTCGGCGGAGTGGTCACGGTCGGCGAGCCTCTACGCTTCACTGAGGTAGTGGTCTGATCCTCTTGCCCTGGAACGTGAACCGTAGAACTGCTGGTAGTCGGAGCCAATGCGACAGGAGTAACGCCTTCCGCTCCCTGGACCGGCTCCAGTTTCCCGGTATTGGGGTTGTACTTGTAAAAACCCTGAGCCGTTGGCGTCAGATTCTTTTTGGTCGCTGAGATTTGCGCCGCCACAGGTTCATGGCTGAGTTTGTTTACCTGATACCGAACGGGAGTATCGGGGTCGAGTGAATCCACATCGTAGCCCTGCAACTTCAGGAATCCCGGATGCGCGGCTTCAAACAATCCCACAGTGGTTTGTCCCGGTACGGTTTGCTGCGTCATGGCAGATAAAAGTGGACCGATAGCGAGTCCCTGTGAGCCTCCGCCCAACACTTCCATCCGCATCAGGTTAGGTAGCAATGTTGCGGGATCACTGCCCATCTGATCGATGTACGGATTCATGAGCGCGAGTTTCCGCTGTGCGAGGTTCATGGATGCTTCGCCGGGAAGCATTGTTTTAATCGCATCCTCCAGAACCGGGGGCATGATCCCGGTGTGTTCGTAGCCGTATAGAGGACGCGCTAGTAGATCGCTTAGATTGATGGGCGGCGGAATCGCCGCTGCACCCGCACTGAAAGTAGGCGCTTGATCTACCGGAACAGATTGATTAGCCCGTGTATCCCCGCTCCCAGAAGTGTCCCCTTGAGTGGGTTGACGAAAGGTGGCATTAGGGCTACTGCCCCCTCCCATCGGTTGAGAATTTGGCTGTACTGGAGACGTGCTAGGCTGTGCCGCCGAACCTGCTTGCGGCCAGTCTCCAACAAACGGAGGAGTTGTAAGTGGAGCACGCCACGGCAAACCCAACAGATTGGATTGTGCCGGAGCCGCTTGCGCTGGAGGCTGAGGCAACGAAGGTAATCCATTGGCTTGACGTGCGGCCTGCTGGACCGCTGGAGTCCCCTGACGTGCTTTATTGATCGGGTTATCTGGGTGAACGGCCCATATCTTGTTGGCTTCCTGCTTCGCCTTTACCCAAGCATCATTCAGCGCAGCGATATTCTCGCGCGTGGGTTCGATGGTTCCCGCTTTGGCGATAACGTCAAGCAAAGGCTCTTGGACATCGGGATTGTTGTCCCACTTCGACGCCACTCGTTCCCATTGAGTCGCGAGGTTGTTAAGTTGCTGGTGATTGAGTTGGTTTTGCATCAACGAGGCACGCAGCATGCGCTCCCGTTGATTCTCCCCAAAGTTGAGGAGCGCATCCCCGACGCCGTTTAGATCGATTGCAGGCATAGAACTCTCCTTAGCGGAATAGGCTTGGTATTAATGACGCCCCGCCCGTGAACGGAGCCAGAGCAATACCTAATCCAGTCTTGAATAAACCGCCCCATAACCCACCCTCTTGTGACTGCTGTTTCAATCCCAACTGACCGAGAGCATCGGCGGCGGCATTGCTCGAATTAAATAGATCCGCACCAGTTCTCGCTTGTCCCAATCCCAATTGACCAAGGGCATTCGCCCCACCCGTTCTCGCTTGGTTGTACAAGCTCTGAATCCCTTGGTTCGTCTGAAACGGAAGTGAGAATAACGTACTCGAACGTCCTCCGCCCCTCGGCATGAGTGTTGTAGCGGCCTGTAACGCTTCTTGGTTTGCTCCCTGAATCCGGTTGATGTCGGGCTGCAACATCGCTGTGGTGTTCGCCTGGTTCCCGTTCAGGAGTGTTCTGAAGAAGTTCCCCGCTGAATTGGTGTTCTGGGTGCCGAGGTTGACGAGGTTGTTTCCGTAGCCCGCTTCTAATCCGGTATTGGAGCCGAGTTGTCCAAATGCCTGTTTGGTTTGATCGTTAGGGCCGAAGCTACTCATTGAATCGTGTCCTCGATTCCATCAGGATGGGAAACTTTCTTCGGCAACGGCGGTGGAACCGCTGCTTTCTGAACTTGCGGAATCATTTTCGAGTACACCAGCCACGGTTCTTTCTTCATTCCGATCACCTCGGCCATCTGAGCGATCTTGCCGGGATCGGCGAATACGTACACCTCAAACCCTCCGCCCGTGCGTTCCTGAATCACTTGCTCCGCAGTGCGGGTGAGTCTCCGGTAACTGGCCTCGTGCCCCGGTTTGATCCACAACGGTTGCCCATGAACCTTGAATTGGATGACGAGAAACGCGACCACCTCGCCGTTCTGTACTTCCCCGACAACGAAGGACATCGCGGGATCAGGTAGCGGCGCTCCATGCTCCGCGAAGATCGGACGTAGGGATTCGATTTCCTCTTGGGTTAACACTCGTGTTTCGCTGGTATTCGGCTGCGAGAGGCTGCGAGAGGCTGCGTCTTGGCTGCGTTCCGGCTGCGAGATTGAGGCTGTAACAGTGGGTGGATCTTCAGGCGGATCAACAAAGTCCTCCTTAGACGGTGGAGGAAGCAAGTCGATGTTGAACGTCGCCATGCAATGATTCTACATCGAAACGCTTGATTTGAGGCTATTTAGTTAAAAGATCCGGGTGCTAAGTTCGGAGGCTCGCACCCGGAGAATGCTTAAGGTCAAAAGGAATGCTAGTAGTATACGCCTAGTACAGGTTCAATACAACCCAATTCATGCCGTCCGATTGCACTTGAATGGCTTGTTGGTCATTCAGCACGAATCCGCTAGGGGCTACTCCATCTACGGTTTGCGAGGCCGTTGAGCCTAAAACCACATGATCCGAGGAGTCAAACGAGTTCTTGATCGTGAAGATTTGCCCTAGGCACTTGGTTGCATCGGGGAGATTCGCGGCAAGATCCCCCGCCGTAGCGTGAAGCACCACGGTTGAGTCAGAGAAGGCGATCAGGGCATCCTCAGCAAATACCTGTCTGAATGCCTGGATTAGCGTCGTGGGCGAACTGGACGCCGCTGGAGTACTCGTAGCCGGGGCCGCTGTTTGCGACTGAGCGGAAACCTGTTGCTGAAGGGAGGTTACCTGACCCCCGACAGATTGCAGTTTATCGTAGATGTCGTTGGTGACCCGATTGGTTGCGGGATCGGGGTGATTGAGACGGCTAAAGGCGGGCTGAGATTGCAGTAGCGCTTTACCAAAGGCATTTATGGTGTTATTTAACGGATTCTTACTTGCCATTCATGTGGCGGATAGCGTTCATCGAAGGACGGATGGTAGGTGACGATGGAGACGCCCCCGTTAGCGCAATAGGCCATTCTTTGGGGTAGCGAGCACCCATTGATGGCCAGATTTCCAGAGCAGCCATTTGCGGATATTCGGAATATGTTCTACAAATCACTGGAGGTAAAGGAACGTGATGGAATCGGCGCTCTGGCTACAGGCGAAGTAGATATTCGATAAGTCGTAGGACGCCGAATTGCTCACAGGAGGGAAGCTGTAGCCGCTGGCGTTGGTCACTGGAATACCCGTGGTCGAGGAGATGGTCGAACCTCCGATGTAGACCGTGCCCGTATTCGCGAGCGGGGCCATGATGTCCAGCTTGATTACTTTGAGGCTGGTGGTCGATACCTGCTTAGAGCCGCTGGACGGGCAAGTAGCCGAACCGCTTTTGACGTTGGCCGCTGGTGCGACAGCCAAGCCCATAACCAGGAAGAAAAGCGCGAATAAACGGGTGACCATGAGGGAATTATACAGCGAAAACAGCCAAGTGGATGTATTGGGGTTGATCCCAAGATTTTGTTTCGAGAGTGAACGCATCCGGGAACAGCGCAAACTGAGAGCCGTTGGCCCCCTCTAGCTCATATCCAAAGGCGAGATCCTTGACGCCGTTGTCCACGATCAACGGAACTACTTTGAACTGACCGCCCGTATTCGGAATGGTGTAGTTGAACGTTCTGCCATCTTGACACTTAACCGTAAACAGGACATCGACAGTCGCAATTAACCCTGCATAGATGCGCCTGTGGTGTTTCCATCCCTGGAACGCGAGGTTGATGAATTGCGTAACAATGCGTTTCGATACATACGGTTGCGCGTACCCTGAGGGTTCCCAAGCATACCACCGAGGACCATCGGGACCGCCTGTCCAGCGTGCTAACAGGTTGATATTCCGATAGAGGCTGAGGTCACCCAATGAGGCGATGTTCTCTAGGAATTGCTCACGTAGTCCTGTGGGCGACATGACCAACGTGGGACCGCCTATGTTGTTGTTATTGAACCTGATCTCGGCTGAAAAATCGCCCACTTGGTCCAGTTCCGTCATCGTGTCCACGAACAACTTTTGCGCTCGCTCATCGCCGCCGTCATAGGACGGTGTTTGCACCACGGATTCGATATCGACGCCGTTATCCGTATTGCCGCCTGCTTTGAAGATGTTCTGGCCTGAGAGGATCAAGAGTTGCTGATCGTTCGGCTTCTTCTCCGATGGCTCATCGAGGTAATGGACTACGGCGGTATCGGCGTAGCGATGCGGGAACCACCTTCGCTGTGGGATTTCGTAGCGCAGAGTTAGCGTTGCACCACCGATAGGTGGGGTAGTAACGTCAAACTCACAATCAACCGTGGCGGTGTCGGGCGGCGGAGGGACAACGTTCGACTGGACGCGATCCCAATAGCCCATTGAGTCGGTAATAGGACCGCCTCCGGGTTCTTGGTGCTGTTCGATGGTGAAGGTGCCGTCATACCCGCTGGCAGGGAGCGCTAAAATCGGCGCACAGCATCCAGTAAGTGGGGGCCATAGGCCACTACCTGCTCCCGCTACTATCAGATAATCGCTGCCAACTCCATCCACTAACAGATCTAGGAACCCGTAACCCTTGCTTCCGCTCGCCGCTACGTTAGAGTCTGAGCTTACCTGTACTGCATTACCGAGGCTATCTGTAAGGTTTAGAGTTACCGGGATATTCCCTGCGTACTGAGTCTGAACGTCGAAATCCTGAACGGTCGGGAAAGTTGGGAAGTTGTACTGAACGACCGCCATTGTGGCGGCCAAGGGAAGATTGAAGGGAACGATTTCATGGTGAACTGTAAATGTCGCCTTGACCGTACCCGCGCCGCCAGGATGACCAACCCACATTCCGATTGAGGGGCCATTGCCCGTTGGTCCATAGGCATTGTTCACCCAAAACAATGGGGAGCCATATGATCCGCCACCGTCATCTGTAACTGAGCCTGTCCCGACTGTGGTGTTCAGTCCATTGAACCCCTGAAGCGTTACTGTCACCAGAACGACTACCGTATTAACCGTCGAAGGAGGGTCAGGTATAACGCAATCCAGTTCTAGGGTATGGTCCCCGAATCCTGGGACGCTGTAGGTCTGAGACGATGAGTAACTCGCAACTGGGGCAAAGATCGGCATTAGCTACTACTATCCGTCACTTGTGCAGTGTAAGGATAGGAACCTGTGGCAGTTGGTGTTCCGCTAATAATTCCCGTCGAAGGGTCTAAAGTTAGTCCCGGAGGAAGCGATCCGGCAACAATGGCGAACGTGTAAGGCGGGACTCCCCCAGAAGCTACGAGCGCCCCGACGTAAGGTACCCCAACCTCAAGATCGTGGAAGGTCGGACAAGCGAGCGCGAGTTCCCCCGGAGAAACCCCGTTCACTGAGATTCCGCACGGCTGAGGTACACTTACCGCACCCAAAGAGTCTTGAGCTGTGTACGTTACTGGATAGAATCCAGCGAGTGTTGGCGTCCCAACGATACCTCCCGTGGCGGGATCTAGCGTTAATCCTGGAGGTAATGCGCCACTGACGGAATACGTATAGGGAGCCGTTCCGCCGCTTGCTGTGACCGCCGAAGAATAAGGCGAACCTGTCGTAGCGGTTCCAAGTGGACACGTGACCGTGATCGCGGTAACTGGGGCGCTCGGTCCCCATGTGTACAGAACACTCACCAGGACCGCTGGTGTATTGACGCCTAAACCCGCGATGACTCCGATAGACCCATTAGCCAAAGTATTGCAGTAGACCGGCCCCATCCCGCTAAAGCGCGGCGGAGGGGTCGGTGGGCTGGTGTTTTCCTCGTAGTACTTAGTGACTGAGGACCATCCACTTGTGATCGATGAACTACTGGTTTGGTCGATGAGATCGTAGTTCCTAAAGTCTCGGCGGTACCAGAATAGTTTGAAGTTGGTTCCCGCAGAGTTTGCAGTGATCGTGATGTAGTTCAGCCGGTAAGTTGTTCCAAAGGGTGCGATGCTCAGAGTCGCGATGGGAACCACGCTCCATACAGGGGCATTGCTTGGAGTTCCCACCAGCAAACAAATCTGCGGAGTTGCGACAAAGGAAACGATAACGCTTCGGTAGAACGGCTGAACGATAGAATCCGAATTGGCGTCGTAGATCGGCGGCGTAACAGAAGAGAGATCCTCATTCGCGGTCATGGCCGACATGGAACCGCGACTAGTGATGGACGTTCCGTTGAAGATCGCCCACAACTTCTGTCCGAATCTCAAACCAAAGCCGGAGCCTTGACCAAAGATGAACACAACATCTCCATCTCCGTTCACTGAACAGCTATCGAGGAAGAACGCTGGATTAGACCCGTCGTCAACCTCAACTGGAGATCCCCACGTACCCGAGACATTGACTTTGCAGAATACCGGATTTGTGGGAGAGTACCACCCGATAACCTGGTGGCCCGCGCCATTGATCGCGAGAACTAAATTCCCAAGGTTAACAGGAGCAAGTAAGACTCCGCTATCGCTAGGCGTTCCAAAGGCTGGAGTCGCCATGTCGAACGTAACTGTGAGAATACTGCCGGTATCAGGATCTTGGTAAGCCGCATCGAGTACGGTACCTGAGCCTCGATAGACCACATAGCACTGTGCGGTTGCTTCGTTCTCTCCGCGAAACGGAGCGCATCTTGGACCTGCTACAGCGGGGAAGTAATTGACTCCATCGGTCGAACTAAATGCTTGGATGTTCGGACCTGTTACGCCATCAGGTTCAGAGGCCGCGAGAATCCAGTACGTTGACCCATTCTTATACGGTCCTGGACGCCCGAACACCCCATGAGCAATGGGATATGCGAGGGGTGCTCCGATGACAGTGGGTGCTCCGACAGTAGGCATTAAACCTCAATCATTCTGTGGAGTAGATGGAGCGCGGAGTCCTTTAGCTCTGCTACTACTTTCGTAAGCTCCGATTGTTCTCTTTCGCGTGCGGAAACGCTGGCGTCTCGTACTGTAGCGCGGGATGCATCCCACGCTTGGGCGTTGTCCCGAAGAGCCAGATGCGCGCTAGCCCATGCCGCATCTCGACCGGCCTCTATTGAGGCTTGATTGGCCGCCTCCCGTTTTAGGTCCCGTCCAGCATTCCATATTGCGCTGGTTGATGGAGTCCATTCCCCCTTGGCTTGGGCTTCTCGTAGCGCTTCCCATGCAGCATCCCAGGAGGGATCTTGAGTCGCATTTCGAGTAGACTCTCGTGCCGCAGACCGGACGTGCTGAGTAGAAGCACAAACTGCGGAATCCGTGATTTCCGGTAATCCTCTTAATGCCTCAGCATGTGAATGAAGGGACGGGGTGAGATCGATAAATGCAGGGGCGCATACACGAACGAGCCAGTCATACGCCATCCATGACCGCCGTAAATCTCTCGCTTGGTCTCCTGCTGTATTCTGTAGCCGTTCCTGGAGCGATTGGAGTTTGTTGTGGTCTAACTGTTCGATATAGGGCCACCAAATACAGAAGTTCTTGAGAACTGGAGAAGCGGAATCAAAAATCAGTGATGTCATATGGATATCTTAGTCTCAAGATACTGGAATGTAGTCGAAATAGATATCATTGTCGCCTGCGGTCAGACGCAGATTCCCCAACATGGTCATGTCAACAGGAGCGAGATCGGGAGTCCCCGCCGCTGGCTGTCCGTCATGAGGAAACAATGGATACAGGGGATCTTCTCTCGGATCAGGAGACGCCACACGTTCGACACCGCTTTCGTTCGCTCTGTAAAGCCCGTCTCTTCCGAGGAAATAAACCCCGTCTTGTCCTGTACAGCAAGCCCATCTAGACCACATCCCCGAAGGACTCGGCAGCATTTCAAATTGGTAGGGTGGGGTTTGCTGGAAGGAATACCGAACGAGATAGATGTGCTCCCGGCTCCCGACGATGGCTGTACCGCCGCGCCAAGCGGCCCCTGAGATTAAAGGCTCACTAGGGGCGCAAATCTCGATATTGTTGGTATCGCTCGCGGCGTCCAAATTACCAGCATTCGTGAAGTAGAGCGTCCCGCCACTTACGGGATCGCCCAATCCAAAAGCTACAGGTGCGAATGGTCCCTCCATCGGCCCGAAAGCAAACGGTAATGGCTGTGCCGCTAGTGTGGGGCTTTGGATCGCAAAAGTGGCGTTGGTCAGAACACCAGCCGAACGGGTGATTTCGAGAGTAACTCCGTTCTTAGGTTGACCATAGGTCTGGTAAGCGACTCCGTTAATCAGAATGACCTGAGCAGACAAGAGATTCAGGTTGAACTGCGTTCCCGATACCCAAGTGACCGTAGTTCCGACGACGTTAACGACTCCCTGCCACGGGAGAACTAAGAGCGGCCACGGCTGTAGCAGGGTAAAATCCGCTACTGGATTCGCCTCCGCTGAAGAATCCGGTAGAGAGTCCGAATACGTCTTAGGCGAAGCAGGATCATTCGCGACAGTTCCAACGTAAGTGAAGTTGGCTAACCCTCCGCCTAATCGGTAGATGTCCAAGCTATCCACACCATCCTGAGAGGACGTTGCGGGAGTGATTAGCACTTCCTCTCTCAGCGGAAAGAGTTGATAGCGTGTCTGCGGTCCAGGAACCGAAGCTGCGCCTGTGGTTGAGTCTCTGTTCCGACTGGCGTAAAGTAGTCCCACGGGATCATTGGGCTGAATTGTTGGGCCGTAAGTCCCAAACAGGTACCACCAGTCGAACGCGAAATCGGTTTGCGCGTTGATGATAACTTCGATCATCAGGGCTTGCACGTTCGCAAGTGTTCTGGAGAGATCGTTTCCTACGCGCACTCCTTCAGACAACGGAATGACGATCTCATTCCACGATCCCTCGGTTGGAATACCGTTTCCGAAAATTTGGCTCGGACTCAGTGTAAAGATGTAGTAGTTATTGGTGAACGCACTTCCCGGAGAACTGGGTGCAATCGTAGTCGTTCCTGCGTCAACATCGATCCACAGTCGAACCTCCGCAATACTCGTTGCGACGGTTGCCCAGAACGAGATATGCATGTAGTCGTCAGCAATTGAAATCGGTCGCCCATTGGCTTTTGAGGCATCCAGCGCAATCAAGTTGCGGATCGTTGCTGAAGTCCCGACATTATCCGGGGCATTCCCACGAGCATAGACGCAGTAGGCCCTGACATCTTCGTTAATGACGTGCGTTGTGTTCGTGTAGACGTACCAGGAGATCAATCCAGTGACGGTTTCCCCTGCCACATGAGCCACATTGGTTTTGCAGCGAATCGAGTAATTCACTCCATCGGCAGTTGGGATGACAGCGAGTACCCGGACGGCCTCCTGAGAGCTGCTTGCATTGAGAATGATGATGGAATTGCGGGCCAGATTGGACGGGCTTCCCGTGAGAACGATAGAGCACAGTCCCGTGGTGCCATTGTCGTACTTGATTCCCTGAATACTTGTTGCCGTGATCGCGGGGTGAATCTCTCGAATCACTACGGTTTCCTGGTTTCCCCCGCCAAAATCTAAAACGACCTGGCTCCGTTCCCCGGCCCATGCCGGTGGTCCGGTCGCGGAACCGTCTGTCGAAAGTACGTTCATACAGCACCAGCCAGTATTGGTAACTGGATTGTCGTAGAGGATCGTAGTAATGCTGCTGGTGATGCTTGTTCCTTCCCGGTTAATGGGATCGACAATCGAGATTGGTCCTGTGCTGTAGGCCCACTGTACGGCGTCTTGGCCGTCGCTCAGTTCCACTAAAGCCGGGGTTCCGTAAGTCGCCTCGGTTACCGCTGGAGGTGGAGCTACCCCAATTTGTCTGACTGCTTTATCGGGCCTAACCTTGCGTTGGCGGAATTGGTCATAGACGTACATGAACGATTCCGGGGCCGCTTCGGGGCGGAACGGAATCAGAGACAACGGATACCCTGAGTAACCGGCGTCGATTTGCGTTAGCGGCCCAGGATCAGTACCCGCATGGAGAGCGGAGCCGTTACCTGCCACGTAGATATAGCCGTCCGGGGCATAGGAGCCGTCAGGATCGTTCAATCGCCGGATGCTATGGTAACCACTCCCCGAAGGTGCGATGAATTGGTTGTACCCCGGCCTAGCGTCGATGCGCCCTTCTGAGACAACACGTGTGTTCTGGAGAAAGGGAAAGTACCCAGGCGGCATCCGATCTACGGGGTGGACAAGATCCACTCCGTTACAGTCCATGCGTACTGGTTGCCGCAAAATTTCGGGCATTACTTAGTCGAAACCTCCATCATGTCGGGGCGCTCCGCCATTTCCTTTTGCGGTTGGGCGAACAATGGCGTGAGGTACCGAATCTTGGCCTTGTTGATTCCGCCTCTCCGTGCCGCTGCTTCCAGGAACGAATCGTATTGCTTAAACGAATCGGTAAACTCCTGTCCTCCGCACTTAAACGTGAGCATGTGAGTGGCGTAGTCGATGATATGCGGGATATCTTCAGACCCCAGAGGGATGTAATCCGTCCCTACCGTGGGAATGGGAGCCGACTGCACAACATCCGCCGTCATTCCGTAAGCCTGATTCGGTGAACCTGGAGAGATCGCGGCGATATCGTAGAGAACCCCTGCTACGGCAGGCGGTCCCGATTGGTTTCGCCATGCGAAGTTCCCAGAGTCAATAGAAGCTAGGGCATCAATCTGGAGAGGAACACCGTCTCTCAGTAACCGGACAATCGACCGCGCGGAGCGGGCAAAATCCACCGCCTGTTGGTACCGCATCTCAGCGTATTGCGCCCTGAGAGCATCTTTGTTCTGTGACTCGGAAGAGAAAATATCCTGGAGCGCCGCATACTTAACGGCGTACATCCATTCGTTGGGAATGTTGAACGTAGCATCAGGATCGGTGAGATCGACCAACAATGAATCGACCGTCAATAACTCCAGCAACCCCGGATTCAAAGGCGCTGGTGATAGCTGCAACTGCAAGGGGGCTAAATCGGATTCCGAGTATTGCTTCGGAACCCCCGGCGTAATCGTCCACGTCGGATCGGCATGGTCAATCGACCACTCATCCTCCCGCCATAGGTTGGTCCACGTCCCTGAGAATCCATCCTGCCAAGCGGCCCTGTGAACGTAAACCGTAGTGTCGGGAAACGGTAACGATCCATCAGCAGACGGCGGGGTATCAACCGGAGTCACCGATAGCGGAAACTTCGCATCAATGATGAACTGGTTTCGCGCTCGCTGAATGGACTGCAGAATGGATTCGATACTGATTTGCCCGCTCATCCCCGCGCCCGAGATACCATTCGCGGCTTCGAGGCACATGAACTGGATATCTTTGGTGATTTGGTCTAACGTCCAGGTACGAGGCCGAAGTGCGGGTAACAGCGTCGAAAGGTCGTAATAGGGATTAGACTGCGAAGGATTCAGGTTAAACGCACCCCTCCCTCTCCAGTAGTTGGTGATGCTCCCAAAGACATAGAGAGCCTCCTGGATTGCGAAGTACTTCTGCGCTACCGGCCAATACAGACTATTCTCGTCATCTAACAAGACGCCTAGTTGCGTCGAGAGTTGATCGAGGGTCAGAGTCGTGTACGGCATTCACGGGGATTAGTACTTGTCTTTGCAGGGGCCTTCGATCATGCCGCCGTCTTTCGACGCGCCCTTACCGATGTTCTTGGAGCCTTCATAAACCTTAACCGGGGCTTCGATGTTCTTGGGCTTCGCTCCGTTGTAATCTGCGGCGGGCGATTGGATACCAGACTTAGTTGTGTTGTCCATCAGAAAAAATCTCCTTCACCTGAGTATATTCGTTGAAACAAAATAGCGAAAGAATGTTACAATGTGCCATGCCCCGTGAGCGCGATCCAATTGTTAGATTTTGGGAGAAGGTCAACAAAACGGAGACTTGCTGGCTGTGGACGGCAGGCCTGAACAACATGGGATATGGACGTTTCCGTCTCAGGAATCCGAGACGCAGCATTTACGCCCATCGATACTCGTGGATCATCAATTGCGATCCAAATCTTTCGGACGATGCCATGGTTCTTCATAGGTGTGACACCCCGGCATGTGTTAATCCTAGTCATTTGTTCACTGGTACGCGGACAGACAATGCGCGCGACATGGCTGCGAAACTTCGCGGCAATACCACAAAACTCACCCGCGCTCAGATTAAAATGATTCGTGCTCGCATCCGTGGGCATCAGACCTATGGAATGACGAAGCAACTCGCTGGAGATTTTGGGGTTCATCGTAGCACGATTCGGCGAGCAGCGAAGTCTATCTCCTTTCAACTTCTGGACTAGCCGTTCAAAAACGGGGCATGGCGACTTTGCCATTCACCAGTGTCCCAGGGCGCCGGGAAAAGTGGGTACGACTGATAATCAATGAGGGTCAAACCTACCTCCTCATCCGTTCTTTCGAGATCCACAAGCATGTCCATGACGCGCCCCTCATGCCAAGCGGCTAATTGCAGATTGTAGTACGGGTTCGGCGCTGAATCGCCTCCCGCGCCGGGATACGTTGCTGCTTTCGCTAGTGCCATTTCGAGGAGCACTTCTCCGCGATTCGCGATGAACGGAGGTAGTTGCGGTTGCTCCCGTGTTAGATCGTATTCCTTGGCAATGTACTGGTAGGGGTAAAGGTACCCGGAGAACGTTGGTCCCGGCCATAGCTCGTAGCGGGGTCCACTCTGGGTAACAATGGACTGGCAGTTGATGACGAAGAGATCATTGGCTACGTAGGTTTGTCCCTCCGGCCAGTAAACTTGAACGCCATCCATTAAATCTTCAGGATCGGTGGAGGTGGTTTGTACGGGCTGAAAGCTGGTTTGTCCCGCTCGCATCCATTGGAAGGTAGCCGTTCCGCTATCGCCTCCAAGGACTACTTGGATGATGTAGGTTGCATTGGCAACGTAGGTAAACCCGGTAGAGGTTGTGGAGATCGGAGAAGCACCATTGGCCCCTACCGGAATTACCGGCCCGATGATACCGCCAAACTGTGAAGTGTAGTCGCGAAACACGACCGAGTACGTCTGCCCCTGGTTGGTCCTCTGCGGGTCCATGATTGCCAGGTCGTTCTCGGTCGTGGTGGTCCACAATCGGTAAGCATCCTTGATCGACATGACGTACAACCAGTAACCAAAGTCCTCAGGGACGGGGTAGTAAATCTGAAGGATTTGGTACGTCTGTGCGGTTACGTCCGCACCCGCCCAAGGTTGGTCAATCAGGAGTTCAGTTGCCGAGAGCCATCCGACGATTGTGTAGAAGGGGAATAACAAGCCGCCAATGCGAATCTGTCTCCCAATCATGTCGGGGGTCCATGTGGTTCCGCTGCCGGTAATCAGCGTAGGTTGCCCGTTGCTGACGTTTGTAGACGCTGTGCCGGTTTGATAGAGATTAGGTGGTGCGAAGGTTCCCGAACGACGGCGAAAGCTCCACTCGCGCCTTGCTTGGAGTTGATGCCAGCTATCTTGAATAAGTTGTTCGGATAGAGCAATGCCTATCGCGGGTGCTCTTGATAAGAGCCTGTTCGACAGTGTAATGAAGTTATCCACATCGCACTATCCGACTCGGGAGATAACCTCGATGACTTCGTTGACCATCGGAGCCGATGAGGTGAACGTGAGTGTTCCACCAGAGTTCGAGATCCCGGTAATCAGACTCGCGGTACCGGCCTGAGTGAACGGCTGGTTTGCGACGAACAGGATATTGATATCCCCGGTGATGAGCGTGGACCCGGTTGCTCCGCTGATGACGTAGAACTTGGCAACGCAGTCACCGAAGATGTGACGTTGAACCGCTGGAGTTCCCTGTGTGACCTGTGCCATTCAAAATCTCCTTAGTCTACGAAGCCAATGTTGACGTTCACCGAAGCGAAGCCCGCAGCCGGGGCCGTGGCGCTCGCAACGGTACCGATAACCTGACTCACGGGAGCCGTGGTAACCGCAACCTGCGAGATCGCACGAGCCGTGTCAGCCGTGGTGTCCGCGATAGCCGCCGCACCCGCTACGAGAGTTCCGGTAGCTGCGACCGAATAGCCCTTCTTTTGGATCACGAGATCGCAGACGTAGGTAACCGGGTTACCGTTGGCGTCATTGATTCCCGGAGCCGTCGAAACGGCCAACTGGAAGATACCAGCCACGCGGTTGATTGCGCCGGAAGGTCCAACGTCGCACTGGCGTTTGTCGTTGGTAACCAGACCCGCTGCCTGGTCTTTCCAGAACGCCAATTGTCCCGCTGCGACCGCGCCTACCGTAGTAGCCGAAGTAGCGCCCGAGTCCAATCGAACACGGAGGTAAGAACCCCCGCCGATCTGGTCGTTGAAGGCGCAACCGATCTCACCCGGAGCATAGAAAGGCGTCGGAGAGTTGGTAAGCGCCGGAGTGCCTTGCGGCATGAACGGGTTTGCAATGCGTGGGTAAACTTGAGCCATGTGAGTCTCCTATGCCTTTCCTATTCGTTAGCTTTGGAAGTTCATTCCGTAGCAGTGATAACCCGGAAGGACGCTGAGGTTGTGAGCCAACAGAACCTTTCCGACGATCTTGGTATTGCCCGCGCTCGGGATGAATCCGTCGTCATCGAGCGAGCCGTTGAATGGGGCGTTCTTCGAGATTCGATACTTGATGTGCGGCTTGCGAGCGTTCAGCATCCAGATGGATTCACCCGTGCTGTTCCCCGAAAGAGTTGGGTAGCCCGTCACTACTCCGCCTGTGGTGTAGGTGAAGAACCGAACCGCAACGCGATCATTGGTTCCGCTGGAAGCGCTCAGGTAAGATCCGGGAGCATAGCGCGAGGCCATGATAACCGCGCCGTTGTATTCCAGCCCTCGGAATCCGCCCTTGGCAACCGAGACGTTCTGGAATCTCTGCTGCGTCTGGTAGTTGTTGCGGATGTAGCCGAAGCCCTTAACCGTGGTCAGGATGATGTTCGGTTCGTAGTCGCCCGAGCCGAAGTTCACCGACTGGTACATCGCGTCAATCTGCGGAAGTGAGATCGCCCCACCCGCGAAGTTGACCGGGGCCGGGGAAAGCATACGGCCTCCGTAAGTGGTGCGGGTCAGGGTGCCGTAGATCGGATACGAATTGCCGTCGAGTCCAGCGGTTGAGCCATCCGAGAGAGCTTCCATCAGGCCGTTAATCATCTTGATGAAGTTGCCCGATTGTCCCTGGAGGTACAACTGGAGGGCGGTCTGGGCACCCAACTGCATGTAGGCGGAATCGACGCGCTCCTCAACCAGTTTCACGACCGCGAGAGGACCGTTGTTCAGAACCTTGATGTCCTCTTTGTAGAACGGGATCAGCACGGCTTGATACTTGGGTTCGAAGCGCAACTGCTGTTCGATTTGGCGCTGGTCAGCCGGAAGATCCTGACCCTTCGAGTACGCGCCGCCATCCTGCACGTCGTACTCAAAGTTGTCGTTCCAGGTCGATCCGCCGTCTACCTCGTCCAAGCAGTTATCGTCCAGGAAACTCATCAGCGGATCGTGGTTGAAAACCAAGTCCCGCAGTTTCGGCTGCTCATCGATATAGCGCCGCGTGGTTACTTCAATTTGAGTGAGCGTGTCCGGCATGGTATCTCCTTTGTTTGCCTATAGTTGGCGCTACTGAACAGTTGCTCCCGCTTTAAACGCATCCGGGTTCATGGCCGCTTCAATTACCTTGTTGCGGTCATAGGTTGGCTTGTTCGGCTCTGCTTTTACGACAGGAGCCGTGGAACGATCACGAGACAGCGGGGACTTGGAACCACCCGCATCGGCGGCGGCGGGGAAGAACCCTTGGGTATTCTGCTTCGCCATTTCCTCTTTCACGCGCCGCTGAATTTCCTTCTCTGTGGCGTCTTTCGCGGCTGCTTCGCGCTCGGGTTTATCCCATTCCTCATAGGCGGCGTTTAGATCACCCCCCTTGGCTGCGGCCAATTCCTCGATCTTTTTCCAATCGATGGAGTTCTTACGGTTGGCACGCATGTGGCGCTCAACGAGCGATGCCGAGTTCACCAGCAGATTGCTCCACTGCGGAGCGTAGCGTTCCTGGATGTGCTTGTCGGCAGCTTCCGCTACCATGCGCTTCACATCCTCAGGCTTGAACTGCTGCTGATTGTTGTTCTGAGTCTGGTTGTTCTGCGGGGCGTTCTCGATAGGCCCGAATCTCTCTTCGTAGAGAGCCTGACGCTGCAAGAGCGCCTGAAGCGAAGCGTGGTTTTTCGAGTACCACTCTTCGTAGGTTTTGGCTTTGTTCAGACTGGCTTCAAGTTCCGCCGCCTTGCCTGCGATCTTGTCGTACTCTTGCTTCTGAACGAGGTTCCCGGCTTTGGACGTGATCTTTTCATTCGCCATAACCGCTTTGGCCGTGGCTTCGTCCAGACCACCTTCGTTCATCAGATATTCGAGAACTTCTTTGCCTGTCACGGATTACATTCCCCCTTGGATATTGGGTCCAGGTCCACTAGGCGGAGCGGGTAGTTGCATACCCCCACCAGGACCAAGAGCGCCTTGCGCGGCTATCGGCAACGCTGAGGTTGCGAGCGCTATGAGTTGTCCGCAGAGATCCGCAGGAATCCCTAACTGAGAAAGTTGTTTTGCAGCCGAGGTAATTTGATCGACCGCATTTTTCACCGGAGCCAATCCCGAAACGAGAGAGGCTAGAGGGGACGGCATGTCCCCTCCGCCTTTGGCTGCTGGCGCTGGAGAAAGATCGGGGAGCGGAGGCAGGGGAGCCGCCGAAGCTACCGGATTCGGAGTGGGCGCTGTTGCCAATTACTTGCCCATCTTTCCGGCAGGGGACATTTCCTTGCCAAACGACTTGTGAGATTTGCCTACGGAGCCGGAGAAGCCTTTCATCTTGCGACCAAAACCGGGCTGACCTTTGCTCGACTTACCCATGCCCATTGACTTCATCTTTTTCACGATGCGACTCCTTTGCCTCTGAGCTTCGACAGGGTTTCCGCAAGCCGAGAGCGTTTCCCTAATTTGCCGGGAGAACTCTCGTGCTTTTTCGCGAAAGCCATAGTGGATTGTCCAGCCTTTTTCGCTTGACGGCCTAACGCGCCCTTGTTCAGGTGCGCGTGTTCAATCCAGAGTGGATCTTTGTCGGCCATTGAACGAAAGAATAGGGCACAAAGACAATCCTGTCAAGTCTGTGAAAACAAAGGGACTTACCTTTTAGTAAAAGTGTAGTGGCAAGTTAACTAAAATGCTGTTATCATTCCTCCATCGGTGATGAGGAAATTGGTTCCGCTTCGCGTAACTATCTCGCCCTGCAATATCGGCTATGGGTACCACTACAAGGGCCTGTGCTTTGCGTATGCGTGGGCCACAAAAGCAGGAAGTAGAGAATGGTGGAAGTCACTGCTGTTTGCCGCCGATGTTAGTGAACAAGATTCGGCTAAATGGGTATCCGACAGGAAAAGCGTTAAACTGAGGAGCAAATGACGAGACGATTCTTCGGCAAGATGCTGGCGCAAGCGGCGTTCGGAATGTATGCGGCGATTCCGATTCTGTCATCGCCATTTCAGGCGGCGAAAGCTACTAAGCCACTACCGGAGCCGAACGCTATCGATATGTCAGCGGGGCCGCTGTCTCCTAAGCGCAAGGCGTGGCCGAAACTAGACATGGAACAGTTTGCGCAACGTTGTCAGATCGCTTGGGAACTCAAGCACAACGAACTTTACGGGACTGGTTTGCCTGAAGAATTGATTGGTGTGAATGGCTGTGGGCGTGGCGGTTATTCCAAATCAGATCCTCGATATGAAGGTCGCGGCTAACTCGTCTGAATCGTAGGTCCGTTGCCGCTTTGCCCCATCGAAGGTGGGGCCTCATTAGTCGCCTTCCTGCCTTGCGCGTCAGCCACCATGCCCAAGCCCAATTGCTGTTGAAGCTGCAATCTCTCTAGTTCCGAATTAGGCACGATCACCTGTGATGGAACGAGATTCATCCGGCCAAGATTCTCCATTAGCGTGAACCACGAAATGTAGCCCATCTTCGACAGGAGTAAATCTTCCATGCGCTCTTGGGTCGCGGCGCTGTTGAGCAGTGAGCCTTTCTTGAACTTGTACGTTACTGACTTCAGCATCTCGCGAGCACGAACGTAACGCGGTCTGGGTTCATCGGTTCCTAGCGCATTCTCCATTGAGCCGATGTCTCCCGGTTGACCATCGGGAACGTCATCGGGAATGAACGTCTTTGGATCGAAGTCCATATCCTCGGGCGTCACTGCTCCGGGTCCGAACTTCGCAATACGCTTGGGCAGAGTATCGAACTCCGCACAGTCGTACATGTACATCTCGGCAAACTCCAGCATGAAGCCTTCGATGATTCTTGAGCGAGAGCGATTCCCCGGCGTCATCGCTTTCATGAGCGTGTCAATGGTATCGTCGGAGGGAATCTGAGCTAGTTGGGAAATCTGCGACATATCCGCAGTTCCCGAGAGCTTCTGAATCATCTGCTCAATCCACTGGACATGCTGCCAGAGCGATTGATCTAGAGGCGGTGGGGGATTTACCTGAATCCCTTTGCCCGCTGCCATGTTCGTTCGGATCACAGCACCCGGAACGCGGCTGTTGAATTTGTTTAACTCCGACTTCGATACGTTGCGATCCGCGATCACGCTCGGCTGTGCTACTTGCGCGGCGTGGTCATCGATGACTCGAAGCAAATCGTTCATCGACTTGTTCAGTGGGATCACGTCCCACAGATTCGCTTTGCCTAGCCACGATTTCGGGAATGCCGGATTGACCGTGAGCTTAATTAGCGGAAATTTCCCGTGCCAGTAGGGAGACGGCCCGTCATAAAGAAGTGTGTCCGTAGTCCACACGGTAAGGCGCTTGAACGGATAGAGCGGGAAGCCGGGAGGGACTTTGTAGGACCATGATGTTAGTTCTTTCGTGCGGTCCTCGTTCCATTTCCCCATGTAGATGGTCTCATTGGTTTCGTTGACCCGATCATCATTCAAGTACATCGTGTTAACGAATACCGTAGGAACCGCTGGAATCGCATCGTCTTTGTTCGGTTCACGACGGGAAAGCGGTCCCGATACCTTCTGGCTTCCACCCGCGAAGGTTCGCCTTAGCCAACCAAAGATTCCCGGATCTCCGATATCGGCTTTGACATTCTTCCCGTACTCGGCTCGTACCCATCCGGGAGTTCTGGCGTCTCGGATGATAACTCCTAGAGCATCTTGGATGGTGTGATACGAGATCGGCTCGATGGGGTAGACCATGCGCGGGTCTTTCGCATCGACCATCATGTCGTTAAGGCGGCGGTTGTAGTAGAGGTGCGCCCATCCCGTACCTGCGACGTTGCAATACCGGATCACGTCTGCGATACGCAGGTCGATCATCCGGCCCGTGTACCAATCTTCGGCCTGTTGGTTTAAGATTCGGGCTTGTGGTTCGTACCGTGGGTTATGAGTCGCGTAGTTGAAAAATACTCGCGTATCGGTTAAAAGCGCGGTTAAATCTTCGTTGGTTTTCGCTACCAGATTGACTCTGGTTTTAGAGAGCGGACGCGCTACCGGAGCGTAGGAAACACCCGTATCTGATTCATTCGCAAAGATCGCGTCGATGGTCGAAGAGATTCGGTCATAGCCAACTGAGGCTTCAACGAAGCGTCTCCCTTGCTCAAGACGATCATTAGCCCATTCGATGATGGCGTAGTCACGTGAGCCGGGTTTGGCTGCATCCTCGCGAGTGGGCGGGAGATCGAAGAAATCGTCGGCCATTGAAGCCGATCATAACCCGTTGGAGATTGTAAAACAAACAAAGGATTGGAGTTTAACTAAAATACTAGCGCAAAGCCTCAACCAATCGCCGCGTAATTGCGGGATCTTTTGGTGGGGTTATATCAGGTAACGCTAAGTCTCTCTCAGCGGTCGCGCTGTTCTTGTGATAGTGCGAGGCTTCATGGATCGCGCCGGTTTCTTTCTCGTGAGCACGTATCGCGGCAGGGGTGCTCAGTTCCTCACGAACGTAGCCTTGGCGTGCGTAGGCTTCGGGCATGGGCTGATCGTTTCTCGCGGGTACTCTTCGCTCTCCTGTCTTGGGATTGCGATAGATCACGGTTCGTTCTGAGGGATGGATAGCCGCTAAGAGTGTTCCACCGTGGGGTCGCTGGTGACCGTGCTTATTGGTTGAGTCGGCGCACAGAGGCCAATCTCCGAATGTCCGTGGTTCTCCGCAGTCGGGGCACAACTCAAAAGACATAGGATTCCACTGAACGGCGAAATACTTCATTCAACAGAAACTCACTCAAGTCCCGCTGTTGTGCTCGTGAAACTAGACGTTTCGCCATGACGGGCGGAATCTCTAACTTAACTTCCATCCACTCCCCGTCCATCTGGGCCTTGCAGGTGATGATGTCGGGTTTAGTGCCCGCTGCTACCGCTACAGGCATCTTCTGCTGAAGCGCAGCTTTGATCTCTGCTTTCATGTCTTGGAATCTACCACAAATGCAGTATCACTCCCAAGCGTCCACTGCATCGGCCCACTGTTCCCGATAGTGTCTGGAGTCTCCCAAGGTCGGAGCAAAAGTCTGAGCCTCAACGATGGGCTTGTCGGTAACCTCGTCCTTTGGGCGGTCGGGGTCATAGTGCCACGCATGAGATGCCCAAAAGTTCATCGATGCTGCTTGCATCAAATCATCATGGAGTCCGTAAGCCGCTTGTGCTCGTTGGGTATTGATATCGACCACAGCATTCGAGTACTCCGCTAACAGCCACGGGGAATTGATGAATGCTGAATCCTCTAGCAAATGTCTCCGCGCTCGCATCCACAGGAGCTTTTGCGACTCTCTCCATGATCGCCAGCCGATGTGACTCGTTGGCTCCGCAATGTCCCCCGCGATGGTTTCCCAATACCAGAGATTCGAGTAACCCAAACGTAGCAATTCTTGGCACGTCAGAATGCCGGGGCCTGGTTGCGACTCAAAGATCAACAGGCACTGATCTTCCGCATCCCCTTGGTAGATTTTGCCCAATAGATTCAGTACTCTACCTGCTTCTACTGCGTCAATGGGCGCGAAGAACTCAGCAACTTGGAGATCCTGATACCGCATCTTGGGCTGCTTAGTTCGTTCGTCAATCTCAGGCTTGCCGTCTTTGAGTAGCGGAATCTTGAGCGCGTCCACTTGGAATATCTCAATAGCGCAGTTGTCCGTCTTGTCATCGCCGTCTACTCGTGCGAATCGGGACCATCCCGTATGCCCGACTGTGGGATCGCAACTCAACGTATAGCGAGCGTGGGATTTGGGTTCTTCCCAGACGTGTAAAACGCCTCTCGGATCATCACGGATCGCTTCATCGGATTCCAAGCATCGCTTGAGGCTGTTACCGGAGACGTAGTAGCTTTCCTTCACGCCCCAACTCCAGCAATCTCAACGTCATAGCAAATCTCAGGAAAGCGTACTCGCTGTTCCATCTTCTCAATCAACTCAGGTGGTAATGCGCCCTGTTGTGGATTCTGGAAAGACTGCTCAGGAGTAGCTGGATAGTTCGTCAAAAAGCCCGCTAATTCGCCACGTCTGACGTGTGAGGCTCGTGTGGTTTCCCACCAGTGAAGCTGATCCCGATTCGGATAGTACGTCATCCCGTCCATGAACTCAGGACTCGTGCGCTCGATTAGCTCCGCATGCTTAATCGTGTGCGGTTCTGGAGTCCAACTATCGGGTGCTACGTCGCGATGCTTCGTCTTGTTCAGGTACCACGGAATAAAGGCATAGACCCAATGTTCAAAGCCGCGTTTCTTGTGACGTGCTGCTTCTGTGACTTCGTGCCAGTAGCCCTTTCCGTTAGCCGTTGACTCCTGGATATGCAGTGTCGAGATGGACTTTGGAACAGCGGGGAGAAACGAGAAGCCGATAAAGAACGGATTCTGCCACAAAGCGACTTCGGTGAGATGCGATACGTCTAACTGCATGCCGACACCTAAGCCGCCACGGCCTTGCTGTTGGTTCTCCGCTTGGTAGACGCAGCGCGTTGCTACAGGTGGTTTGAATCCGATCTCGGTATCTTTTACGTCTGGGTAGACGCTTGGTTTCATCCACCAGGGGAGGTAATCGAGGGCGACATGATCGCGGGTGAAAAGTTCGCTGACGCGCGGCTCATCGAGAGACGCCGCAAAACAACTTGAGCCGGAGTAAAAGAGCATCCGGTGGAGCGAGAGTGCTCTTGCTGTGGCTGTGGCTGCGACCTGTCTAACTTTGTGGAAATAGGCATGGATGCCGAGGGTGAACTTGTGCTTTCGTTGTTCTTCATGACACTCTTCTTCTCTCTTTCCCAATAACTTGATGTAGCGGCGCTGTGATTCCAAAAGAAACGGCGGAGGGCCGATCTTCAGTGAGTCTTGATCCCCTGTGGTTCCGACTCCAGGATCGATGCGGAGGTTGTAATACCGCAAAAAGAAGTACTCGAAATCGCACTTGCATATGATTCGTTCTGATTCGATGTGCGCGATCTCTGCGGGCTTCAGTACTCGGGTTAGTTGACCTTCGGGGAGTAGCTTTGCGTTGCGGTCGAAGCGCAGGAATTCCAGTTCACGGGCAATGTCGATACAATCTGTGCGCGGTCTGCGCTGAAATACTAAGCCCGCTTTCTTCGCGGCATAGAGACGCCGTTCGATGATGCTTGAGGCGTACAATCAGACACCTTGCTCCAAATCCTCTTCGCTCTCCGTGTCTTTGGGTGCTCCGAAGAAATCCGTGAATCTGCGCTTACGTTCCGAGATCCCCATGTAGGTTACTTCGGTGTCTTTCTCGCTTGGGGTTTCTGTGCGTAACATGATCGGGGGATTGCGCGAGGCTAGTTCCAGTTCGTAGAGCATGACTAGCTTATGCAAGTCTTTGGCTATGGAGTTGGAGCGCCGAAGCAGAGCGAAGAGAGTTTTCATGCGGAAAGAGAGAACGCGAGGAGGAGAAGAGGTTTCATTAATTCCCTAATGGGTAACCCACGGTTACTGAAATAGCGCCGCCAGTCTGAACCGCGCCCATGTCGCTAAAGCCAGTGGTTGACCCCGCAGGAAAAGGACCGGGCACACCAGCCCCCTTAGCTAGTGCTCCGCCGTTCGCGATGGAATTGAGCGAGAAATCCTGGCCAGCGGAATTAGTGAAGGGAGTGGCCCCAAACGTCACATCTCCAGTTCCCGCCGGTATGTTCGCGGTGTAGTTGCCGGATGTATTGCTTCCCCACCCGTTGTGATCCACCAGGATGGCGGGAAGATTTGAATATAGGCCGCTGTTGCTGCATCCGCTTACGCATCCGGCATTGTTCAGGCCGTACCCGCCGTTGCCATAGAAAATGTTGCCAGATAGAGTGACTAGAGAAAGGGTCAGGCTGCTGGCGTTCATCTGCAACTTGATTGCATCACTGCCGTTGTTGGCAAGCGTAGAACCCGTTACGGTCAAAGAAATGTCGCTACCACCATTGCAGCAACCCACGTTGACCGCGATGCCAGTCGAATTAGCCAGAATGCTGTTCTTGATGATAATCGTAGATTTGTTGGCGTTGTCTGCACTGATGACGCTTGTACCACTGCCGTAGAAATAGCTGTTGGTTAGGAACAATCCCTGATTGCTCGCCATGGTGAAAACGGTGCCGACATCGCTGATGAAAGCCGAAGCCGTCACGTTGATAAGGGAGTTTGCTCCGATGGTGCTGGGGATCGTTCCGTTAAACCCCGTAAACGTGCAATTTGACACGCTTAGTTGATTCACGCCGCTGCCGAAAGTGAAGAGCGATGCGCGCGTGCTCGCCGTGTTAGAAAATGCCACATTATCGAAGCTGATCGGATTATTTCCGTTGTTCTGGAAAAGGGTCGTACTGTTCGTTGCCGTCGTGATAAGGGGCTTGGTCCCCCGATCTCCGCGTGTGCTGTTATAGCCAGAAATGTGGAAACCGCAACCGTTCGTGGGTTGCGAGGTCGAGGTCATCGTGTAGGTCCCAGCCTTGAGCCACATAGCAATCGACGAATTACAGCTAATAGCCAAAGCGGCTTTCGGGTCCGCCATTGCGCCGCCCATCTTGGCGTTACACACAGAGCCATTAGTCCCCATACCACGATCGGCTTGAGCTACCGTGGCTGACCTGCTACTGATTTCGTATGTTCCGGCCGTGCAGCTTCCGCTGACTGCGGTCGTTATCGTTACCAAATTTCCCGGCCAATCGGCACCCACTGGGCAACTGGCACTCGTTGCCTGCGAGTTATTTCCAGCGCCTAGGGTGAAATCGGTCATCGTGCACTGCGCTGAGTCTTGTTGCGAGTAATCTGTGCCAGGGGCGCTTACACTGGGGTCGAATCCGCCACCGTTAGAATTACTTCCAGTCGTCCGAACCTCCATGACGACGGAAGAGTTGAGAGTCGCAAAGCAGCACGGAAGCAGAAAAGCAGAAAGAAGAATTGTCCTCGTTACTTTCATTGGCACTCCAGGTTTGCGGTTACACCGACGTTCGTCGCTGACGCGGTCAGAGCCACTGCGATGATGTCGCCCGCCGCCACGGAGGTAGTTGTGAAATCGCTCAGGGTTGTGGATCGGATATGAGTACCTGAAGAGAGGGACACGCCGCTAGTGTTGATTGAGTTGCTTCCAAGTGTAGGGGATGCCGTTCCCGCCGCGATCTTCAGGAACTTGACAGTAGCTGTGCCTGAGTCCGAACCACCGATTGAAATATCGTAGGCCGTGATCGTACACGCTGCCGGTGCTGTTATCGGAAGGGAGGGCGAACCACCTGCTACAACCGCGCTACCGCCATTTAGAAAGGCCCCACCAAATATATAGATTTGCCTTAATGAACTCGCATCAATAATCTGGCCTGACCCGTTTGTACCAACCAGTGATTTGGATGTGGGAATAGATCCACCGTTAACCTTAACGACAGTATTAGCCGCGCAAGTGCCGGTTACGTCTCCGCCAAGAGAGCCACAGGTCCCCCCTCCGCCTCCGCCAACTGCTGTCCACGTTCCTCCGTCGCATCCCCAGAACGCTCCGTTAGACGTGTTGTACTGCATGGGCGAACCAATCGTACAAGCACCAGCAGGGTCACTGGTTACGAACTGAATCGTAGTCTTGGGAATGGGCTGTGCTTGAAGCGGCGCAAATACGAAGCAGAGAAAGACAATCAGTAGACTACTTCTTAGCATCGGGAGTCTCCTTCGGGATCTTTTCTCCGCACACTGGATTGTTCTTGGCGTCTTGGGTTAACTGATACTCCCCGCAGTCTTTACGCATCTTGTCGAGGAGTTCTCGGACGGCTCCGGTAGCGGCGTCAGCGGCTTGTTGTTTCGCCTGCATGTCCCACAGAGCTTTGAAGTAATCCCGCTGCGTTTCGGGAGAGATCACAGGCTTACGTTCTTCGGAAGCAGCCACAGCCACACCAATAACGGCAATCATCCAGCACGACAACTGTAGTACTCGCATGGCATTATGATATATGAAAAGCGTGCCTCGACCAAAACCAAAGGAACTGATGAAAGAAAAGGGGCCGCGCGGAATTGTTCCCTCCGTCCACTTCGGAATCAGAGACGAAGCCTACAACAAATTCCTAGAAGAGTTGAACCCCAAAGGCAATGAGGCTGTTCAACTTGCGCTCGCCTCAACCAATGACGAAAGATTCATCGGATTCTGTAATCGCCTCTCCGATCCGGCGTTCCGAACCTACTCGCTAGCAGCTTTAGCAAAATCCTGTAACATCGGTTTACCGGAGTTCGGGGAGTGGTGGAGAGACGCACAAAAAGCCCGCACAATGGCGATTGCCACGAGCGCAGTGGTGGATTTGGCGAAGGATCTAGCCAGTGACGTTAGAACAAAGAAAGTCTACTGTGACAGGTGTGATGGCCTCGGTGTTATTTGGGCCGAAGCCTTTACCGAAGGTGCTGAACCGCTCCAATCTCTTGATCCTGAAGAGAAACGCTGGATTCGCAAATGTCCAGCGTGTAAGGGAGAAAGGGAAGTTGACAAGATCGGAGACGCCGAAGCCCGCAGGTTCCTCTTGGAAATGACGGGTTATACAGGTAAAGGCAATAAAGGCGTTGCCGTGCAAATCAACAACTACGGCGGAGCGGGAATGGATTCCGCTGTGGAACGATTGAATCGCGTGAATTTTACAATCGACGTTGAAAACGAAGCTACCTAGTTTTAACTAAAACTACAATCCTCTCTATGATTTAACCATAACCTGCCCTATAATGCGTTCATATGCGGATCGCACTTTTGGGCTTGTTTCTCGTGATTCCGGGTTGGGCGATGGAACGTGCCCAAGGCTTCTGCGAGCGCGGCGGTTCGACAGTTATTGCGCCTTCTCAGCCAGGGGGTGTTCCTCAGAACCGCAAGTACCAACAATCCTATCCGGCCTGCTCCGTAACGGTATATCTCACCGGGACGATGACCAAGGCTACGATCTTCTCCACGAATACCTCAACCCCTTTAGCTAATCCTTTCACGGCAAGCCTTTACGGACTGTGGTACTTCTACGCCGCGAATGGCCGCTACGATGTGACGATCTCAGGTGGAGGACTCGCAACCCCATTCACGTTCGGCGACATTCTTCTGTCAGATGGCGGAGGGGGCGGAGGCGGCGGAACGGTAACCTCGGTCAGCGGAACATCGGGCGAGATCACCGTGGTCAATGGAACCACCACGCCGGTCGTCTCTATCGCGGATGCCTTTGATATCTCCAGTCACACGAGTACGGCTCCGATCAAAAAGGGGACTACGTTACCAGCAACGTGTTCAGTTGGGCAGTTCTACGACAAGACAGACGCCTCTGCGGGACAAAACCTCTACACCTGCACAGCAACAAATACCTGGACTGTCATTGGGGCCGGAGGAAGTACACCCACTCCCCCCGGAGGGTCCAATACGCAGTGCCAGTACAACAATGCCGGGGCATTCGCGGGAATCACGGGATGTTTTAGTTCGGACGGAATCACGGTTCAGTTAGTAGCGCCGATTTTGGGCACTCCAGCAAGCGTCACCCTAACCAACGCTCTTGGCTTGCCGCTTTCGACCGGCGTAACGGGCATTCTCGGAGTAGTGAATGGCGGAACATCCTTCGCGAGCTACACCAAGGGTGACACTATCTGCCCGAGTGCCTCTACTACCCTGACAAAACTAGCGGTTGGTACAAACGGCCAAGTACTAACCGCTGATTCCGCTCAGACCTGTGGAATCAAGTGGGCCACTCCTTCTAGCGGAGGCGGGGGTAGCGTATTCACCGGATCTACTTCACTTAATCCGTCCTTCAGTGCCACTCCAACATTTAGCCTTGCTGATGTTTCGGTGAAATCCCCGGTTCGTTTTGAGCCAGGGGCGCTTACGGCGAATGTCACTGCGGTCACCTTTACGAATAAAAGCCCTGGCGCGAAGTTCTCGATTGCGTGGCTCCAAGACGGAACGGGAGGAAGGACCGTGGCCTATGGAGGCTCAGTGACTGGAACACCAGCTTGCACGGTCACATCTACGGCAAATATCGAAACGACGCAGTTCTTTGAAGTAGGCGCGGACGGGAGCACGGTTAACGGAACTGGGTGTGTCGATACTTCGCTAAATTCAACATTTCCCGGATCGTCTAGCGGTGTAACCACTCTGCACGCAGCAGCAACGGCCTCGGGTGATTTGACGCTTCCCGCTGCGACCGCAACCCTCACATATACGCTATGCAGTGGATCGGTCGCCTTGGGAACTAGCGCGATCTCTTCGGGTGCGGCGGCAACGACAGTAACGCAGTCTTGCACTGGACTTGCGACGACAGACACGATTGAACTGAGCTTTAACGGAAGCCCACTAGGAGTAACGGGATACGTTCCTAGCGCATCTGGGGGGCTATTCGTTTACTCATGGCCTTCCTCGGACACCATAAACATCTCTGCCGTGAACAACACGGCAGGAAGCATAACCCCTGGTGCGATTACATTGAACTACCGCGTTGTGCGATGAGACTACCGATTCTACTGTTGTGCATATCGATGCTGTTGCGAGGGCAAATTACCCCAACGGGATCTTCTACGTTTCGCGGGGGTGGTGGTGGAGGCGGAGGATACACGCTAGATCAAGTGTGCTCGACCGATACAGGGTCTTCTACAACGTCTCTCACCTGCACGATGGGATTAAAGACGGACTCGGGCGGCATGAGTACCAATAGCCCCGGATGTTCCAATATGGCGGGCTGTGCCGTAGCTTCAGGAGCCTCCGTCTTTTGTATCACGCAAAATACCGTCAGTCCGTCCACGATCACGGATTCGTCTTCCCAAACGTACAGTCACCTTGACGCCTTAGCGGTTCACTGGTTTCAAGACACGTGGGTAACTTACAATAGCGCTCCGATCACGACAGTCACGATTAACTTCACATTCGGAGCGGGGATTTTATTCTGCGCTTCATTTACCGGAGTCGCCAGTTCGGGAGCCGATCAGCAATCTTCTCTTGATAACGGTTTCGGTGGGGGAACGGGATCGGGAATTGCCTTCGCCTCGGGAACTACGGGATCGACAACGCAAGCAGCCGAACTGATTATCAACGCCTTTTGCAACTCAACGCCTATCACGGTAACCTATCACGCTGGAACCGGATATACGTTAATCGATCAGAGTCCCAATGATGCAAACTGTGCGATTCAGTACAAGATAGTCGCAATGACGGGGACGCAAACCGGAACCGGAACCTTTGACGATATGACGGGTGGACACGAGATCATGGCGTTCGTCCAAACATTCAAATGAAACTAACCGCGATTATTCTCGGGTGCGCGGCGCTATCGTGGGGAGCAACTCCACCACGCCTGTTCTATACCGATTTGGACTCCGGTCCTGCCTCGGGAAACTCCGACACAACCTACAGTGGAACAGGCGGGGTTTATGTTCAACTCTATGGGAATTTCTTCGGAGCCACGCAGGGAGGATCGACTGTAGCCCTAAACGGCTCTGGCTGTCTAACCGTGGTTTCGTGGGCCAACACGAATATCATCGTGAAGCTCGGAACTACCTGCACTACGGGTAATTTCACAGTGACCACTTCCGATGGAACTTCTAACGGTGTGGCATTCACTGTGCGCTCAGGCAATATCTACTACGTCGCAACCACCGGAAACGACGTGAATAGCGGAACTTTCGCGTCTCCCTTCCGAACTATTGGTCATGCTGCGGGAGTAATGGCGGCAGGTGACACTGTTTACGTTCGGAATGGGGTCTCGGCGAATACCGATGACGGGAGCGGATGGAGTACGTGCTTTCTTTTGCCCGCTGGTGGAACCTCCGGGAACAATAAGGCGATGTCCGCTTATCCAGGAGCTACGGCACAAATCGGAAGTCCGCTGTCCAATGCAAACGGAGGATGCGACACCGGCATTCGGGTTAGCACCCAAAGGGATTACTGGACGTTTTCCAATTTTGTGATTCGCGGCGGGGGAGTGGCCGTGAATACGAGCGGACTGAGTTTCCGTTACATCAACAACGACGTTTCGTGTCCCAATGGTAATGGACAAGCCGGTTGCATGGACATCGCCTACAGTTCCGGCTATAAGATTTACGGCAATAACATCCACAACGTAGGGACCAACAATTCACCGGGATCGCAGACGGCCCTCTATCACGGCTTCTACCTCTCAGAGCAAAACGACCACTTTGACTTTGGGTGGAACACCATTGCCTACGTCTATGGCTGTCGAGGCTTTCAGCAATACATTAATGTCGGAAACAACGTGTATGCGATCAGCCTGCATGACAACGTGATTCACGATACGCAGTGTGACGGAATCATTATGGGCCAGACGGACCCGTCTCTAGGCGCGGTGACGGTCTATAACAACGTCGTGTACAACACCGGGAAAGGACCGAATAATGCCGAGGCTACGGGCGCTTGGAGTTGCGTGTGGCTCTCGGGAGGACACGCTGGAACTGGGAACGTGCCAGGGGTAGGAGTGATGCAGTTTTACAACAATACGCTCTACAACTGCGGCACTTTCGTAAATGTTCCTTACGATCAATCCAGTGCAGGATTCATGTGGGCCTCAGGTGCGGATGGGCACGTGACGGTCAATATGAAGAACAATATCATCTACGTGACGGCCACGAATCGCTTTGGTCCAGTCCCGTACCTTCAGGTGATTGACGGAAACGGATTCACTTGCACGTCTAACTGCGTGGCTGTTCAGGGTACAAATAATCTGTTCTTTGGACAAGGCGGAATCCCGACTAATAACCAGTTGACGGGTTCCGTTGCGGCGAATCCCCTGTTCACAAACGCGAGCGCGGCGGATTTCAGTATTGGGGCCTCATCTCCAGCGAGAGGCATGGGAACGTCGGGATGTGCAACAACCGATATCTCAGGACAACTCAGGCCGGGAGCAAATAGCTGCGATGCGGGAGCCTATCAGTACGGGTCTTCTGCTCAGGTTGGCAGTCCGACGATATCTCCACCAGCGGGTACCTATACCTCAACGCAATCGGTTTCTATCACGCTGCCGATGGGAGCGACGGGATGTTACCGGACAGACGGAAATGATCCCGCAGCGACAACTCCCGGTACTTGTGATGGCGGATCGACTACGTACACGGTACCGTTTAACGTAAGCGTTACAACGACCGTAAAGGTTTTGGCCACGCAGAGCGGATTAGCAAATTCGCCTATTGTGAGTGCGTTGTATACGATTGTTCCACCAGCGGTATCGGTGGGAAAGATTTCAGGCGGTAGATTGACGAACAGCGGTTCTAGATCACACTGAGGGAGGAAGGGATAAGTGAACCTTAAGCTGGCACTCGGCGGCAGAGTGCAGAAGTGGTTGCGGATCGGGCATCAAGTTTTCCTCTATGTGGTGGTTGGATACGCCGGAATCCTAGTGGCCATTCCTCTTGCCAGTATTGATGCGCAACCGAGAACTGATATCGGTAGGCGCATCGACAACATCGAGGGGATTGACCAAAAGATTCTCGATGGGTTACAGTCGATGGATCACCGAATCACTGTGCTGGAGACTATCCTGTCTGACCAAAAAGATGAGGGGCGCTGGTCTCAATTGAGTCTCGGCGGTATTGGGCTATTGCTGGCAAAATCGGCCATCGAGGTTCTGGCGAAACGCAAGAAAACTGAAGGATCGGAGTAAAATGAACACCCCAATTTCGTCCATCTATCTATTCCCGCTGGATACCGTAGATAACCTGACTGCGAAGGGATTTGTAGATCCGTCTCGTCCCACGCAGTTGTGGTTTGATCCTTCGGCGGCGGGAAAAACCGGACCGCTGACGTACCCCACGATCAATCTGCAAACCCTTGCGGTAAGCAGCTTCACCATTGATGCATCGTGGGCCGCAAAGCCGAACGTGGACGCGGCGAAAACGTATCCTCCGTACCAACCCGATCCGACGCCAGCCGTACGTGTGGTTTTGGATAAGAGCGCCCCAGATGTGCCTGTTGATCCGGGGACACTGGCGACTGCGAATGAAGCCTTGGCGATGCGCGATAAATTGGGCGGCGCAACGCTTGGCATTGCTGCGGTTCCGAGCGGGTACGCGATCAACTGGAATGGCGAAACCCGAATGCAGTGGATCGTTGGCAGTTCCTTAGTTGGGAAATTGCTCCAGCAAGAATACGCGAACGGTGTTGGTGCTCCGGGTCATTGGGCTACAAGGCCAGTCTGGCAATGGATTGCAGACCCCGAACCCCACCTGTCCGACGCGGCGCAAAGCCCAATTCCTATGGTTCTACCAGCAGGGAAACAGATCCAGCGGGATATGTTCTCAGGCGACTTGTTGGTAGTGGACATTCCCGGCGCACCACAGCCCTCAGGAGGGGCTACGGGCGGGGGATTAACCCAGGAGCAAGATGCCATCCTGAGAGACGTTCAGCGGCTTGCTAGGCTCATTGCGGGCAAGTTTGGAGCCTCCTAGTGGAACTGATTCCGTTATCCTCACTTCCCGGCATCAGCCAAAGCGAACGCTGGAGACTGAGGGTATTTGCGGAGTCTCAGGAACATAAGGAGTACGGGGATTTCGCACGATCTAATGATCCGCTTCCACAGGACGGATTGAAGGAAACGATGGACAGAACGATGGCGGCGGGAGCGGGGCAATTGTGAAACTAGCAATCTTTCTTTTAGCGGTTCCTTTGATGGCGCAAACGCAGGCTCCTAGCGCGTTTGTCGCGGCGGGTGCTGGTATCGCCTCGGGTCAACGAGTTCAGGGATGGGCGGCATACGGTAAACTGCTTACTTCCCAGACCTTCGGCTTACCTACCTACTCGGTGATGCAGTTTCAGCCGAGCGGCACAAGCACTGCTGTGACGATGGCTGTGTACTCGCGCATCTTCACCAATGACGCGGTAGGCTTGTGGCTTGCTGCATCTGCCGGGGCGGGCATGGCTACTTCAGTGACGGCCTCTGGTTCAAACATTGCATCGACGGTGGGGAATTTCATAGAAGCAGGCGGGGTAGTGGGATGGAGAATCCCCAAAACATCGCTGTCGATCATTTACAAGCCAGCGGCCACGTTTTCTAACGTTCCCGGAGCGGCTCCGAGTCAGCACCTATTTGGTGTGCTGTGGAGAATTGAGTAACAAAAATAAGGTACAATCATCCCAAACGGTAAACCCAAAGGAGACGCATGGGCAACTATACTAGCTACGGTCCGGTTTCGTTTAATCCGGACATTCGATCAGAGCAATTGCAAGCGCAGACGGCACCCGAGAAGCGAGCGCCGCAGATCCAGACGCAACTGGAGATCCTTGCCAAGGAAGCATCGGCTCAACGCGAACTAATTGAGCGATTTGCGAATCGGCTTGAACCGGCCCTGTCTCTCTGCCCTCCAACTGGCGCCAGTGGCGCGGAAAACCGGAATGAGCCAACGTGTCCTATCGCGGGGGCGATCTCCCAAATGGTCGCGCAGATAGCCCAAAACTCCGCGATCCTCCATAGCCTCATGTCTCGGCTAGAAGTGTAAAGCACCCCATCATGGAGCACCTGTTCAGCGTCGAGCACGTTGCAATCTGGTTTAGCGGCGTCAGTATGATCGGGATTGTCGCTCATGCGGTGAACACGTTTCCGGTTCCTCAGAATCCCTACGCTCGCTGGGCTTTGAGCGTGGTGCAGTTTATTGTTGGGCAGCGACTGCAAGCAGCTCAGACCAAGCTCGCGGACACGCAGCAGATGAAAGCAGCCAACGGCCAGTGAGTCCATTCGGAGCACTGATGAGAATGGCTTGCTGTGCGTGCTGCCTAGGCAAACTTTTCAGCTATGTGCTCGTCCCTCAAAGCCCCAGTGTGTTCGTGGTTTGTACTTTGGCCGCGGTGAACGCTTACTGTATGCTGTCCCTCATCGATGCATGGGACGATGCTGGCAAGATAGGAAGGCCAAGACGCTGATGCTCTTCTACAGCCAATCCAAGGGAGAGTTTACCGCTTGACTGATCTCCTGGGTAAGATTTGCTCTGCTATCGCGCAGATGGAGGGCTGGTGGGTTCCCACCTCGGTACCCTTCAAGAACAAAAATCCAGGAGATTTACGAGCCGCACCTTGGCTATCGAATGCCAAGATCGAGAATGGCTTTTGGGTAGCCGACACCGTAGGTCAGGGAATCGCGGGTCTATATCACCAAGTCGCACTCAACGTGGCACGAGGCTACAGTTTGCGCAAGCTCATCACGGCATGGGCACCAGCGACCGATGGCAACGACCCTGAGGCATACTTGAAGTTTGTCCAATGCCGAACTGGAATACTGAATCCCGATGTACCGCTACAGGATTTTTTGCAGCTAACGCACTCCGACATGATTAGCTAACGGGCGGCGGGCGAGATGCAGATTACCGTTACGGCTTAGGTGATGCTGGCGTTCCGGTTCTGACCCGGATGTAGCGGCCCGCTAAAGCTTTTACGTATGGCATTGGGACTCGAACCCATCTCTCGGGATCACAGGTAGCGCTTTGCCTGCTATAACCGCGTCCTATCCACTAGACGATTGCCACCGCGTGTCACCATCCACGCCGACGCCAGCACAACTTCAAAAGCTCCTCACAACCCAATACACCAGAGTAAGCACCATAAGCACGACTACGAAGGTAGGGGCTATGGAATAGAATCTCTCGTACCAGTTCATTTCCACCTCCATCCATACTTCCAGAATCCGCTAAGGCACACTATTGCCAATATCCCTATCGGCCCTAGAATCCCGGCGAAACAGGCCACTAGAACAGCGCGACCGATATCTTCTCTGGTGTCCCTCTGTTCGGGATACTTCCCATAGAAGTAGGCGTATATTGTTCCGTAGACGATAACCGCCGACACAAACCACCAGACAAACACCCAAAACAGCACGCTCATCGTCTCACCCCATCTCTACAGAACCAAGCCATGATAAGAGCCAGTATCCAGAAGCCGAATTGCTTTAGTTTCGTCATTGGCGTGTTACTCGAATATGGACGCGGAGGCCGCAGATAAAGACAAGCAATACCACAATGGCGACCGGGGCCAATGCGGGTGCTAGTACCCACCACCAGGACCAATCTATGACGTGCGCCAACTTCAGTACGATAAACGCAATGGTCAGCAATCCACTGAATCCGATGCCGCCACTAGACGCGCTCTCTTGAGCCATTGATCCTCCTGTAAACTCGCTTCACCCACGGCCACAGCTTCTCGGCGTACCACTCCGCAAACAAACAAGCAAAGCAGGTAGCGGAGACTACACCTGCTAGGAGACCGAGGTTATCGAGCATTGCGGCTCCTGCACGCGGTACGTAGTTCCTGTTCGGATCTCATGGAAGTGTCCATATCAACGGATATGTGGGTACAGAGGCTCTTTAGCTCGTCTGCTAGTGGCCCCGTTCCGTAGAAGGTTCTGGCAAGCCACAGCAAAATGCGGACACATAGGCGTTCTCTGTTGTTCATGCTGCCTTCTGCCCCCGTAGTTTCTCAATAGCTGCCTCAGTGAGTAGTTGCTGAAGCGTCATGTCCTTGGATGCGGCTAGCACCTTGAGACGCCGATGTAACTCGGGAGCCAAAGACACAGCAGGCCGCACAAAGATGGATGGCGGGGAAAGAATCAATTGAGCATCCCCAATCAACTCCTTAAGGTCGTAATCGTGGCCCACTCGGAACCACTCCCTATCTCCCTCCCTGTACTCCCGCAACTTACCGTGAAAGTGCCTTTCGTCGGCACGAGTGCCTGGAATGCACCCAAGAAATAATAACTCTGGGCGCGTGCGGCGTTCAGTAATTCGGTGTTCGTTGAACCGTTCTTTAGGATCGATGGAGTGGCCTACCTTGAGGCATTCTCCAGCCTTAATGAAATAAACGTATCCGGTCATGCGGCACGCTTCTTTCGTTGCGCGATCTCTTCAAGTTGCTGCGCGATGAATCGCTCTAACTTCATCCCCTGAGCATCGGCCATAACCTTGAGGCGTTGCCGGATGATCCGAGGGAGGATCGCGGTTACCCTTACAGTCTTGTCATGCATGCCTCAAGTATGAATCACCGCAAAAGAATTTGCAATAGGGCTTGAAAACTTTTTGCAAATACGATAACCTGTTTACGGATTCATCTGATGTTTCACGTACAGAATCTTGGTGCAATATGGTTGTGCGCTGGGGCGGGAAAACCGACCGGGCCGCTACCCTTCGGGGATACTATAACGCGGTTCTGTGGCGACGTTCCAGCGCGAAAGGATAACATGCCCACGAAAACACCCCGGCTAGAGCAAGTGGAAACGGCGTTCGGCACGCATACTCGCTACGTCTGCAATGAGGAAACCTGCTCATCCTTCTCTGATGACGAGTTCGACTTCAAGGAATGCGTAGTGTGCAACGGCTTCTGGTGTAAGGATCACATCCGAAACTGCGAATGCGGGGAGCCGTTGTGTTTGGAGTGTCACGAGCGGCATCTGCATGATTCGCAACATAATGACTCGCTGTATGACGCTCAGGACTTCCGCGATATCGGCGGGAGAGGAGTAGAACCCCGTTAAATGGCTAAAGTGACTGCCGTAGTAAGTAACCCTGAGATCGTGACCGTTACCGTCACGGCGGAAATGAAGCTCTGGGAGTGGCGCAAGGTGCTGGAAACAACCTCCGGTGTCTACTCTGTCCCGCTAGAGGAATTGCGCTCATCTATACGTACGGCCATCCAATCGATAGAGAAGCGCGAAATATTCATCACGGAGGATAAATGAGCACTGTACCAATGCTGGCCGCTGATGTGCAACCCGTGACCGTTTACCAAGCGATTAGCGCCGTTCAGGGAGCGGTGGCACGAGAGGGTATCTCGAAGACGCGCAAGAACCAACAGCAGGGTTACGCCTTTCGGGGAATCGATGATGTGTACAATTCGCTCTCCTCGTTATTGGCGCGTTACGGCCTGTGTATCATTCCGCGCTACTTATCGCGAACTGTTACGGAGCACCAATCCAGGAATGGCGGGGTTCTGTTCAATGTCGTAGTTGAGGCCGAGTTTGACCTCGTGGGGCCTGACGGCTCCATGCACACCGCCCGAAACTATGGGGAAGCGATGGATTCAGCCGATAAAGCCACAAACAAGGCGATGAGTGCGGCCTACAAGAACATGGCGTTACAGGTGTTCGCGATCCCCACCGAGGGGGACAATGACGCCGACTACCGAACGCCTGATCCCGTGAAGGCCAAAGCAGCACAGCAAGCCATCGTAAACGAAGCGCTAGAGAGAGAGCAGCAGTATCAACAGTTGGGTAGCGGCGATGCTCCCGACCCGTCTACGTCGATGAAGCTTCTGGAGCAGCGGCAAACAGCCAAGGATACAGAAGCCCAGACCATCGTAGAGCAATCCAAACCCAAGGGCAAAGCAAAGCCCACTACGAAAAACTTCGATATGCTAGGCCACTTCCAAGAGATGAAAGAACTCCTGCGAAAGCACTCCGATGGTACGGATACGATCTACTACTCGATCTTGGGCGGCGAGGGGTACGAAAAATCGAACCAAATCCCCAACGATACCGAGGGGCGGAAGGTGTACAAGCTCATGGCGCAGCGGCTCACGGAGCTAAAGTCTAAATCCGACGTGCGCGGGGTATTCGAGCATGCGCGAGAGGCCATCGGGCCGCATCCGTTCATGCAAATGATCGTTGGATACGGGTGCCAGAACATTGATGAAGTATTGAAGTTACCACAGCCCAATTTCGATAAGCTAGTGGAGCAAATCAAAGCAGCGGTAGATGAAAAGAATGGAGTGCGCACCTAAATGGCTCGTTTCAAGAACATCGACTGGAATCTTCCCACAAAGGCTAACGGGGGTATTGACTCTTGGAATGGAGTTACCGCCGCGTTGCTGATGGACATTCGCGACGAACTTCAGGTGCTGAACCGGCTTCTCGGGTGCCATAATTTTCTCCGGGTTCCTCGCATCCTGGATGACATCGCCGCCAACACCAAGAAGCCCACACGCAAAAGGGCAAAGTGATGCAGCGCACCTTCATAGCTGGCTCATCCTTACGGCTCATCCTGAAATCCGCTAGTGAGCCTAAATCCGAGCATGTTCTTGTATATTTGGCTAAGGCTATTTGGAGGAAGATACGCAAGTGAAGTCATTTCACATGTGTCTAGATATTCGCGGGTTTCTCCATAACCACAGTCGGCAGCGGGACTACGCGCACTTGTTCAAGCACGATGATGGTACGCCGATGAGCGCCCACGAAGCCAAGGACGCGCTGTTTGACGCTCTCTCCAAGGGTTATAAGGTGCTCCCGTTCGGGGAATGCGACAATTTCAGCTACGAAGATGGATGCCAAGGACACGAATGCCCGCAACCATAAGAATACCCAAAAGATCGAAGTACAACGTCCGTACCGATGCACAAGGGAAAGCAGCGAGGACGTATAACGGAGTCACCTACCATTCGGTTGCTGAGGCAAAATTCGCCGCGCAGTTGGATTTGCGAAAGCGAGTAGGGGAAATAATATCCTGGGAGCGACAAAGCCGTTACGCCCTCGTGGTAAAAGGGGTGATTGTCGGCAACATCGTGATCGACTTCGAGGTTCGATTTGAAGATCGATGGGAATACATCGAAATCAAGGGCGTAGACACAGCGGTAGGCAAGCTTAAGCGCAAGATATTTGAAGCATTGACAGGGCGCAAGATCACGGTAATCAATGCTAAGGACGTGCGCTAATGACCACACAGCACGATTTCCGATTCCAGAAGGAACCCAGAGGCTTCTTCTGCATCAAGTGCGGTAAGCGAATGAGCGAGGTTAAAGATTCTCTGTGTTCGGGGAGAAAATGAGTTTGTGGCGCATCTCGAATCGGGCGGATGGTCCAGCTGCCAAGATTGCGGATCGCCACTACAATCGGCAGAAGATAGGGAGTCCGCAGTTCGTTCCTCCGGGGCGCTGTATTGTGCTCACTGGAACTGAGGGCGTGGCTCTATGGGTGACATCATGGCCGTTTGCGGAGTACGTAAAGCATGCTTGGGCGGGTGCGTGGGTAAACTCGTGCGACTGCGGCGATAACTTACCCCTAGAAGGAAGTATCGAACTGGATTAATTGAACCTTGACCAAATACCAGAATGGGGTTAGGATTGAGATGTTCCACAAATCAAGCCGCGGGCCACAGGCCGATGCCTCTAACGTCGGCCTCCGCGCACCCTTTAGAGGAGGGGAATGAGCATAGAACTCAACATTCCTAAGACCGTCAAGGTTCAAGCGAAAGAACTGCGGATTTACTGCAAGGTCTGTGATAATTTCAGGGCCTCGCTCCACGATCAGGATGGAACAGAGATCGTCTGCCAGGAAGATGGCTACGTTCCATCATTCATGCCGGGGCAACACTACGGCGATTACGTGATCCTAAACATCGACATGGAAACCGGCGTAGTCACCAACTGGGAAAAGCCCGATCCAAAAGAAGTAGAGGAGTGGATCGAAAGCTTAAAACGAGGGTAGCTATATCAAACGCGGAACCGCTCGACACCCCAAGATGTACGCCTTAGCTGGTGCGATCCTTGGCTGAAAAACTTCAGTGGTTCAAATTCGAGGCTACTAGTTGGATTAGCGATGAGTCTGTGCGCCTTATGACCGGACTACAGAGAGGTTGGTACATTGATCTCATCGCGCACGCTTGGCAGGAAGGAGGACTACCTGACGATGAGAACGCTTGTAGGCGTCTCACGTCTTTCCACTCGGACCTAGAAATCATAGATTGTTTGGCGTCGGACCCGGAGTCTGATTCTGAATGGCGCAGGCGCTTCGCGGATGATTTTAACAACGTATTTGCAATTTTCTCCCACATTCTGGAGAACGGCAGACGTTCACATCCAAAGCTCGAAGATCAGCGCGTCCTAGCAGAACTAACTCTAGGCAAACGTCAGGATGCTGCACGCTCTACTAACGAAAAGCGTAAAGCTAACCAAGACGGTCACCGTGACGGTGACCGAGCGCTACGCGCGTCTTACTCTAATTCTTATTCTTCTTCTACAGAAGTACAAGAAAAAGAAAAACCTCTGCGCGCGCGCGAGGATTTGCCTACCGGCTTCGCCCTCGACGAGCAGTACGCCAAGTTTCGCTTGTGTTGTCAACAGTTTGGGATGATTGTCAGCGATCCTGAGGACTTCCTTGGCGATGCCTGGTTCGGATGGAAAGTCCTTGATTTTGAACAAAAAGAAGCCGCTTGCGCCAATATTTTGGCCCGCAAGGAAGCTGGTTTAGACCCGCGTTTCACGTCGCTTCCGGCGAAGTTTATCCGCAATCGCGAGTGGAAGCGGCCAATACCGAAACCAAAGGAAACAAAGTCCAAAGCGGATCAAATGCTCGATTCGGTTGTAGCGAAAATGGAGGCGGCAAGTGGCAATTAGTCAGCGAGAAGCAGCCCTGCAAGTAGGGCGATTTCAGCAGATGATTGGGTACCCAAACGGCGAAGCTGCGCTCAAGGATTTGGTTGTGGAAATGATGAAATGCGAGGACCAAGAGCAGGCAATTTTGATCGTCGCGCACTTCAAAGACACGGCCACTTCAGACACCAGATGCCCCTCTTCCGGGGACATTTCACGAGCGATTTACGACTTGCAAAAGACCCGGAGAGAAGCTCTCTCGAAGTGCGTTGCATGCGGGGGAACGGGATCAGTTTTGGTGCCGATCCTGGTAACGTATCGCGGCGGATTTGTAGTGAAGCACATAGAACCGCTCCGTGGTGAGACGGAAACAGGCCTTGCTGCGTTCAACAAGCGCCTGGTGGATACAGACGGCTCAGGCGGTACGCAAATCATCCTGAGCGCCGCAGAGCGTTGTCCATGCCGAAAATTTGGCCGGCCGGTTTTGCGCGAGGAATCGGATTGCCGAAGGTGCAAGGGTGACGGATTCTACGGGGGGCAGATTGGGACCAGCTTCGACGGCCCGTGGAAGTGGTGCGATTGCCTAGCGGGAGTCGAGAAGAAAAACGCGGAGCCGGGGCTGGTGGATGAGGCGAACGCAGCTCGCGAGAAGCTACTGAACTTGGGCGCAAAGCGGCTCGGATTCCGAAACGCACGAGGACAATCGGAGAACGTGAGAAGCATTCTGGAGCACATTGGATGAGCGAGAGTTTATGCGAATAGTGAATGCTTTCGTTATCTGGATCGCTGTGCAACTCGCGATTTGGGGCGCTGTCGCGGTGGATGTAAGCAATGAAGTATTCGAGCAAAAATACGATTGCACTCCCGTAAATAGAACGTTTCCTATCTGGCTTGGCGTTGTGTTCCCCGTGACGTTAGCCATTCCCGCTCCGGATAGAGAAATCCAGCGGGTGGATGCGTTCTGTACCGAACACAGAGTTGAGAAATAAGCAGCACCAAACTGCACGGGAAAGGCTCAATGGGTGGGCTTACGCAAGTCTCCGGTTGTCAAGTTGTCACGCGAGGATAAAGAGCGTCTAGTGTGGGAGATTGTCAAGTTAAAACTGTTTCACGGAGTTTGGTTCGATCCGCAATCCTCGATGGTGTTTGTGAAACGTCAGATGTGGTGTGATCGGGAGCATCTTCCATGGAGCGAAGCACTTAACATACTAAAGGAGCCGAAATGAACAGCTACACAATTCGCCGGGGTCTCGTATCTCCGAAGTACTGGTTCGCGCTCATTGAAGATGAGGACCTAAGACGCGGATTCGCTCAGGGGCATTCAGCACAAGAGTGCGTAAATGCTGTGATCCAAGACGCAGGCGGTAAGCCGTTCTTACTGGAGGTGTGCAAGTGATTCTCTGCGATAGTTGCCAAGACGAACCAGCGAGGGGATTGCATAGATGCCCATATCAGGTTGACGACCTTGATGACGACCAATTCCTTTGCAACTGCTGCGATGACTGCACGCAGGAATGCGCCGACGACCGTTAATCGCAAATGATCCAGAGAAAGAAACCAAACGAGCGTAAAGTAGCCACGAACTCCCGCATCAAACGGGAGAGAAGAAAGCTACGTTCGGCGAAGGGTACTTATCCGGCACGAGATCCGAAGTATTTGGCGTGGATCAGGACGTTGCCGTGTGTTTGTTGTGATCCTCCAGGCGTTCTCGCGGAACTCTTCCCTGGGCGCGGAATCCCGGATCAATATCCAACCGAGGTAGCGCACGTCGGAGATCGCGGACTTGGACAAAAATGCAGCGACCTCCAAACCATCCCGCTGTGCGCGTACCACCATCGAACCGGGCCGGAATCGCATCATCGACTAGGGAACCGCTTCTGGTCTAAGTGGGGCATAAACAAAGAAGAACTCATAGCGAATCTAAACCAGAGGTACCAGCAGGAGAGCGGGAGAGCCGAATGAGTATCAATAATTTCGATGTTCTGAAAGAGATGGGGAATCGCAACATGGCGATCTCTCTCGCGCCACTTGACAATATAACCAACTTGCGCAAGGTGAACGCCGGCACGCAGGTCACCATCGGCGTTGCGGGAGACGTTGTGGCTGCGCTCGGAATTGACCGCAAATATGTAGGCGGTTTGATCCTCGCAGACAGGGAACAATTCCACGCGCTCAGATCCGAGATGTCGAAAGAGCGCACGCCGAAAACACAGGCCGAAATTATGGCCGAGATAGAAGCTCTCTCCGCGAAAGCCAAGGACTACGACACAGAGAAGCAATCCAACGATACCTGCCTAGCCGCTGGCGCTCACGATGCTCTTCGCTGGATGCTCGGACTCGCAGAACAATCAATCTCGGAAACCTTAGAATTATGACACTGCGAGGGCTTAAGAAACGGGAGCGTCGCGCGGTCCGCAAACTGGTCAAGAAACACGGCTACCGCAGGAGTGATTTCAATAGATCGGACGGCACAGAAACTCTTTATGCTCCAAGCAACCTCAAATCGAATAGGGTAGAGTTCGGACGCTTTGTCTCGCCTCTAATTGGAACGCTTCTTTACTGGTACACGAGCGACTACTATTCAGGCGAACAAGACGTTAAGTTCCCCTCAGATGTACTTGATGAAGTCGAGTTTGACTGGGATGCGGAAGCAAGAAGGCAGGGTTAGTGACTAGAACCAGATGCGGGCAGGAGAGCGGGAGAGTGATCCCATGAGCCGAAGTTCAACTATTAGAAATTCTCGAACTGTTGTGCGGGCGGGCGAGTGATTGGAGGAGAGCAATGAGCACCCGACTTAGCACGCACGCGAGCGCGCTTACGGTCAATGAATGGAGAGCGCGTGCCGTCGCGCTGTTTGGCGATGATCCGATGGAGTGGAAGTTTGTTTGTCCATCGTGCGGCCACGTCGCAGCAGTTAAAGACTGGAAAGATGCTGGTGCCACGGAAGCGGAGATCGCGTTCTCCTGCCTCGGCAGACATCTACCAAATCCAAAGCGTATTGGGGAGAAGCCGGGACCATGCAACTACGCAGGAGGCGGATTATTCAGGCTGAATCCCCAAGAAGTAATTAGTGAAGATGGCTCCCGAACAAAGGTGTTCGATTTCGCAGGAGGAAGCTCGGGGAGCGAGCCAACACAATCGACTGAGGCGCGAGAATCTACGACTCGCCAACAAAAAGAAACCCCTGACAACAGCACGCGAGACGGAGGAACCAATGAGTGAGCAAGCCCGACCGGATGGGTGGTATTGGGTGCGTTTGACCGCCGATAAAATGGCGCAACTCAACCCAGACGAGGAATTGTACGCCCCAAGCGACTGGTTCATTAAGACCATTCCTATAGGCGAACTGGACGATTACGATAGAGGCGAACTGGACGATTACGAAATCGGCGAACGCATCCCAGACAACTCTGAACTCCGCAAACTCCGCGAGAAGTCGGAAGCGCTGGATCGCTTGATGAACAACCCGGATTGTCGCGACAAGTATTGGGACATCGTAGTAAAAGCGGCAAAAGATGCGCTCGCCGCAATTAAACAAGCAGCGAAGGACGGTGGGAAGTGAAGAAACCAAAGCCATTCATATTGACGTACTGCTCGGAATGTCATTCAGTTGAGCGGCATCAACTCGATCTACGTAACTGCACAGACACAAAGGATTGCTACGAGTGCCTGTGGTGTGAACATCGCGTGATGTGCCCAAAGGAGCGAGCGTAATGGCTAACACCCTTTTGCTGGGCGGGGAAGATTACACGGATCGTTGTGGGCACAATTACATACCGGAATATTGCCCCTATCAGCAATGCGGATTCCGCGCAACAAAGCAGCAACTCACCGCCTCCGAGGAAGCCCGGAAACGGGCGGAGGAAGCCTTACAAGAAGCTATAAAATGTCTTAATCATTGTGCAGAAAAACATGATTGTAGTTGGGCTGAAACGGAAGAAAGAAACTCTCAATCCATTCTACCAGAGCAGACGAAAACGGAAGAATTGTATAAACCTCACGAATCGGATGAGTACATAAGTTACAGAGATTTATTTCCAAAGGAAGAATAACTAAATGTACTGCGTACCCTATATAATTAATAAACTTTGCGGTTCCATTAACTCTTTACAAGCAGAGCTTGGTGATGAACCTATTAGCGGCGTTTTTGATGGTTCAATTTTAAAAGCATTAAATAACGCCGGTTACAAAACAAAAGACATAACGCCACTCAAGCAGGTAACCGTCCTAAAAGCCGCGCGGAGTTTATTGTCTTAGAACGTCAATGGAATAGGGCCGACGAACAACAGTTTGAGTTTCGATTCTATAACCCTGATCTATTGATCAAATCATCGACTACTGACGTAGAATATGTACTCGCCAAAGGAACAATTGATGAATGGTTTCATAACCACGTACTTGACACAGAACGTGTTTTGATGAAACATGCTCGAATAACTATAACCTCGATACGCCGCAGGCATGGCAGGCGCTTTTGCAGGAGACTGTAAGTCATAAACTTTAATAATTATGGAAAAACCAATGAGTGAGCAAGCCCGGCCGGATAAAGAGTTCATGCGTGGGGCAAATGATTGTGTGCGGGCTTCGTTTGCCACGGTCTTAGGTATTCCCTATGAGTTACTCCCGGAAATTCGCCCCGACAAATGGCAGGAGGATATTGACAAGTTTCTGGAACCGATGGGGATGTTCACGGTAAACGTGAAACTGGAAGAAGGCCACTCGCCACTAAACGGGTTATTGGTCGGCTCCATAGAGTCCACTCGCGGGGGAGGATATCAGCACTGCGTGGTTTTGCTGGATGGCGAGATTTGGTTTGATCCCGAACGTAGAGAAACGCAGGATAAGGCGCCGCGCCAGACAAAAATACTCGAATACACCCTAATCGTCCATCGCGATATCGGTAAATCAATCGCACAGCTCACTGCCTCCGAGGAAGCCCGGAAACGGGCGGGGGAACAAATACGTACATTGGAGAATCGACTGGATTGTACGCAGTTTCCACGAGACTATAACCAACTTCGCGAGCGCATCGGCAGGCTAGAGGAACTGTTGGCGGATCTTTTTGATGATTTTGTAAGGTCAGAAGGTTGCTACTGCAGGCAACTTATAGGCGGGACTAATGGCGACGGTGAACCATTAGGAAAATGCGGATACTGCAAAGCTCGCGAACTCCTCGCAGAGCAGACGAAAGCGGTAGAATAGCTACGGTTTCACAAAGTCTACCGCTGCCTTACCTCCGCGCAATTCAAGGTTTATCCCTAAGTATCTTTGAGTTACGTCGATACTGCTATGCCCTAAGACTTGGGATATTTGCTCAATGGAGGCTCCGCCCTTGCGTGCGAGCTTGGCAAAGGTGCGCCTGAGATCGTGGGGCCGTACTTCGCCTAATCCAGCGCGGCGCGCGGAGTCGCGCACGATAACGAAAGCTGATTGTGGGGTGAGATCGAATAAGCGAATGTTATTTGGTTCGGATTGTTCACGATACGCGAGAACGTATTCTGCTACCCACTGGGGTACTGGTACCGTGCGCGTGCGTCCAGCTTTACCGACTAAATCACAGAAGCACCAGCGGTCCTCGCGTTTGGTCCATTGTTTCCATGTAAGTGAGGTAATCTCACTGCGTCTCAAGCCACAGCCGCAGGCGATAGCTACGAGCGCCTGGTTACGAACGCGGTTAACGCCGTGTCCAGCGGATTCGATCAAGGCTTCGACGGAGGGTAAGTCGAGCCAATTACCGGATTTAGTCCCTCGAACGGGGATGCCTTTGATGCGCTCAATGCCCGCGAGTGCGCCGTCTGAAATCAAGTCTCTGAGGTGCGCCTCACGCGCGAGCAGCCTAATCGCGGCTAATGTGACGTTGCGCGTGACTGGACCTGCGCCATTTTCGCCTAGCGTGTTCAGGTATTGCAAAACACCTTCGCGATTCAATGGTTTAGCGGATTTGAGGTATTCCCGGATGCAAAAACTGTACTTGCGGCGGCTGTGTTCGGAGGCAAGGGAGAGCACAGCAAGCCTAGCTAGGTCGTCTAGAATGCCATTTCCCGGCGATTCCAGCCTCACCAGCGAATCGGGAGCACGTTCTAGGGTGTGAGTAGCGGTCATTTGGTCCTAGCCTGTTCTAGCGGCATTTTGAGGGTATAACCACACTTGCGGCAGAACCAGCGGATTGGATTAGGCCGGTTCAAGACGGTATTCAAGTGCAATTTGGTGCCACAGTGCGGGCATACGGGTTTATTCATGAACCCATGATGCGCTGTAAGATGCGTGCTTTGCGCTGTTTACGTCGCTCGCGATGAGCGGAGATCAAGATACCGGCAATGATCGCGAGCAATCCGAGGAGTACTGCCCAATCTTGGGGAATCACTTCGCTTCCCTCCAACAATCCCCATGCCACCACTCAGTGAGACTTGCGTCCTGATCATCGGAATGCACGTGAACGCACGATTCGCCGGGGAATATCTGTTCCTCGCACCAATCGCATAGCTTTAGGCCGTTGGCCTCTGTAAACAATTCGGGATCGCAGTGTAGCGCCATAAAACCTCCATCAGTGGCACCCCGCATAACGGAATGCCACTGACGCAGGAAACCCGTCACACGGGTTAGGTGTGCTTAGGAGTGGGACTCCTGCAAACTCACGCGTACCACGAACAGTACAAGCTGCGTCCATCCCACTTGGAGCCGCTGCCGTGCTCGAAATGCACGGAATTGCCTTCCGCCTTGTGCTTCGTTGGTTCAACTGGCACAGTTTTTACGTTGACAACGCGATTGCCAATTCCCGGATCCCAGTCGCCGTACTCGCGTACCTCACGCGTGAGGATTTGGCGGATCGGAGTTTCAGGACGCACGCGACCAGACATAGGCCCGCATCCTTCATCCGGTACCAATTCGCCCGCGATCGGCTGGAGCCAGACGTAATTCGCCGTCGCCTTAACGATTTGATACATGTCTACGTTGGTTTGCTCGTAACCCCATGAATTGGTGATTACGTCGCCCACTTGGAGCGTATGGGGCTTGGATCGCTCTGCACGTCGCTCTGACATCATGCGTTCGTGACTCTCCAGACCAGCGAAGAACGTCTCTACTTGCTTGTCGCGTAGCTCAGGCGTGCGGTAG